TGGGGGGGCGGGTACATGGGCGAGGCTAGAAAACCGATCCCGCTCGTGGGGCAAGGGGTACCCCTCACCCGTCGCGGTACTAATATAACACGGCTCAAATACCTTTCCCCATTTTTTCATTTTTCCCAATTTAGGCACATCTCAAAATTTTTTTGGGAAATTTTTACACTTTTAGGACTCATAGTATTTTTGCTCTCATGCCTAAAGGCAAAGAAAATCCCGACTTTTATTAAATATCGATTTAACCTATAGCTTTTGCTGATTTGACTTCTTAAGATAGGACCTTTATTATTAAGTAATGAAACTGCCCAGATTCTATTATGTAGCTAGAAACTACTTTAATGATCACAAACACATCCCTTTTAAGATAGCAAGGCATATTTGGAATGAAGTCCGCTCTCTCTTCAACCGTGCAAGGGGTTTATTCCACGAACATCAGTTTCACTACAACAGTTCCATCCTCGGGGTTGACGGTGGGCAAATACAATTGACCTGTGATTACTCTAAGTATGGGTATTATTGTGGCAAAGCTTTAAGACTTTATTACGGAAACATTAAAGGCGACGTTGAAATAGCTGAGCCTTATGTAATTAGGAGTGATAAGCCCAGTAAGACTATCTACCAAGCAAAATGATCGAAGAGCTAGAGCTATTAGTATTAGAGAAAATAGAGGGATATGTTGTTCAATGTCTCATCTCTGATTGTCCCCACTGTGGAAAAGAAAACTATTTCCCTAACTGGACTAAAAAAGATATCTTTGGTGATGGGGAAAAAGAAGTTCATTGTCAGTTCTGTAAGAAAGAATACGTTATTTTAATTGAAAGATGACAAACCGCAAAGCCTTTACCAAACTTTTAGAAGAAACCCGAGACTATATAGATCTGAGTTACTTAAACATGTGGTCTCAATACCCCCTTGGATACCTTAGATGCCAGAGTGCAGGTCACACTGAAGAGTCTGGTGACGTGGTAGTGGAAGAAAATAACCCTACGGGGACAGATAACTTGCACGTCTGCCACACATGTCGGTTACGTTGGCATGTTGATAGTAGCGATTAATATGAAAATAACTTTTGACATAGATGGAGTTTTGAGTCATTACCCTGATATTTTGTTTCCTTTGATAGCTTTATTGAGGGCTTCTAAGCATGAAGTCGGTATTTGTACTGGTAGGGCGTTGTCTGGCATTCCTCAAGACCTTAGGGATCAGTTTGATTTTGTTATAAGTGCTGATGGAGAAGATGACGAAATGACCGTCTTAGGACATTTAGCCAAGGACGATGAAGAAAAAATGTGTGTCTGGAAACCAATAGTTATGCGTAAGCACGGCATTGACTTACACTTCGATGATTGGGCTGATAAGATGGACGACTTTGGAGGAATCGCTGTAAGGATAGGACTCCCTAAGAGTGATTAAAATGAAAAATGAATATACGCTTTATAGATCTTTTTGCAGGAATAGGAGGGTTCAGGTATGGACTTGAAAAGACAAAAGGCTATGAATGTGTCTATTCCAATGAATGGGATAAATATGCAACACAAATCTACGATAGCCATTTCAAGCACCCAAGCACACTCGACGAAAATGGTGGAGATGAGTCCGACTCTTCCAGAAGCGATGGGGAAAGGTGGGGGTCACGTACCGATGGTGTTGACACAAGAGACATTCGAACAGTCCCCAGCTCGGAAATCCCCGACTTCGACCTCCTTGTTGGAGGCTTCCCTTGCCAAGCGTTTAGCATCGCTGGAAAGCGTGCAGGATTTAATGACACCAGAGGGACGCTCTTTTTTGAAATCGCTAGGATTCTCCGAGACAAAAGACCCAGATATTTTATTCTTGAAAACGTCAAAGGTCTACTTAGTCATGACGAAGGAAAAACTCTCCAGACAATCTTTGGGGTTCTCTCCGACTTGGGGTATGAGTTTCAATGGCAAGTTCTTAACAGCAAAAATTTCGGAGTCCCCCAGAATAGGGAAAGAATCTTCATTGTCGGAAATCTTAGAGGAGAACGTAGACCAAAAGTATTTCCTGTCTCAGGAACAAGTGAAGAAGATAACCGCAACACAGGGGAAGATTTGTCTTACGCCTTAGATGCAAACTATCACAAAGGAACAAACACTTTAAGCAAGGGGAGAAGACAGCTTATCCAAAAGATAGGCGGATCTCAGGGAATGAGGGTTTACGACCCAGAAGGTCTCTCTACTACAATTGCAGGTTTGGCTGGAGGATGGGGAGCAAAGACTGGTCTTTATGCCATGCAATGGCGTAGGACTGAAAAAGGAAAAGCCGAAAGACGAAAGAATCAGGCTAACGGACGAGACTACACACCTTTTTCAGACGGAGCTAGGGAAGTTGTTCCTAATCCAGATAAAAAGGTTATTGGAACAATTACCTCTCAGGCGGTAGCAAAAGACTCATTGGTGGGGAACGAAACCCAAATTCGAAGGCTTACGCCTGTGGAGTGTGAAAGATTGCAAGGATTTCCTGATGGGTGGACTGAAGGGATCAGTGATACACAGCGTTATAAGTGTTTGGGTAACGCGGTTACTACGAATGTTGTTGAGTGGATTGGAAGACAATTAATTAAAAGCATATGAGTATTTCTATTTGTCCTTACTGCGGAAAAATGATTGATGAGGATTATGATGTTGAACACTACGAGGAGTGTAGGCTGGAGCATGAAGAAAATGACGAGGGGAACTAGACATCTTTTTGGAGACGAAGCTTTAGACTTTCAAAAGGTTACTGAGAGTTTGATTAAAACCGTCACCACTTGGGGATATAAACCTTTCTATCCCTCAACACTTGCGGATCAGAAGCTCTTTGTAGACAAAGCTGGAGACGAAGTCTTAAACCAAATGTACACCTTTAAGGACAAAGGAGATAGAGACTTATGCCTTATTCCCGAAGTAACTGCCGTTGTTCAGAATTTGTATAATGAACACTGGTCTAAAACCCTACCAAAGCCGATTAAGCTCTATTATCTTACTAAATGTTATCGATATGAACGCCCTCAGGAAGGTAGATATAGAGAGTTCTGGCAGTTCGGAATTGAACTACTTGGCGGAGAGGAAGATATCCTTGTCAGGGATGTTCTTGTAAATGCTCTTTATAACGTCAATCCACAAGCTTTTGAAAACAATATATATAAATTTAATGGCAAAGTTAAACGGGGTCTGAACTATTATGTCGAAGATGGGTTTGAAGTAGAAGTTCCCTCTCTTGGTGCACAAAAACAAATTGCTGGAGGCGGAAGATACAAAGAGGGTATCGGATGGGCTATTGGGGTTGATCGGTTATTATTGGCTCTAAAAAACCCACTTGACAAAGCGGAATAAACGTTTAATAATAAATCATGCCAAAATACAAACATTCTTCTTTTGTAATCGATTTCTTTCTCTTTTTGGGACTCAGTTTCTCCATAGGTCAGGCATTTATATTTTATCCTCGTTTAGGTCTTGGTCTTGTCTTGGTAACAATTGCATTTTTGATTTGGAGGTCGGAACAATTATTCTAATATGAAATTTAAAATTGGAGACAGAGTCAAGGTTGTGGGTAATTGCTGTAACCACAATTATAGAATTGGGAGTGTTAAAACAATTAACAAGCTTTATCGCAGTGGTTCAATCCAAGGGTATCATTTGGGCGGAGACAATTATGTTGAAGACGAAGATATTGTCTTGGCTGGAAAGGAGATAAAAATGAAAGACACAAAATGGGGAGTTAAATATGAGATGGGTTCTGATCCAGTAGAATTCTTTAAGACTCGTAAAAAAGCTGAAGAAAGAATATTTGAATTGATGGACGACAAAGAAGTTGTAAAATCAAGTATATACTTATTCGAAGTTGCAAAGATTTATAAAGCCAAAAGACCAATAGCTTTTATATTGGAGGAGGAAAAATAACATGAGTCACACTTATAAATTTGATATTAGAATAAAACTGTCTCATTTTGACGGTATCAAAAAAATCTTTGATAGCGTTAATAAGTCTATGGAAGAATTTACTGGGGAGAAGCATAAACTAGATGCAACCAGTTCTCTGGGGACTTTTAGTGTAACATCCGAAAAAGAACTTAGTTATAAGGATCGGATCACTATCGCCAATCTAGCTGAGAAAGATTTTCAGGAAAAAACAAAGAATATGGATTTAACAGTAGAGGAGGTGCAAGATGAGTAGAGAAATTTGGTCAGGGGAAGATGAACTAGGTTTTCAGATCGGAGATATGCATGGTGAGTGGCAAACCGAGGAAAGTAAAGAAGCCAGTGGCGGTGGTCAGGGTAAAGGAAAAAAGCCTGTAACAAAGATTCAGGGTACTCAACATCGACAAAAAGTAGAAAAACAAGTTGTCAAAGTTAGGATTCAACAAAATCCGCCCAATAAACACTAATGGAAGACATAGAAGTTAAAAATGCAAAGATTGACAGTACAACGCTTGGTTTTGAAGACCACGGAATCTTTACTGCCTTTTTACATCTCAACTATGGCGGATCGGCACAGGGTTTTGGTGGCTATTCATATCAAGGTCTAATGTCTTACAAGTTTTTAGATGGAGTTTTAAAGACTGTTGGAGTAGATAATTGGGAAGATTTGCCTGGAAAATACATTAGGGTTAAGTGTACGAGAACGAAAGTAGTTGAAATCGGGAACATTATAGAGGATAAATGGTTTAATCCAGAGGAGGGTGAAGATGTTATCTAGTTTGGCTTGGTGGCATTGGGTACTTATTGTTTATTTTACTATTAGCCTTTTGGTAATTTTTGCTGTAAGAGCTGAAAGCAAAAAAGATAAAAAGGAATACAGGATGAGTTTAGGCGAGTGGTTATTTTATCTACTTGCAATTCCTTTAATAGTTATTATAACAATCTTGGGAGGAGATAAATAATGAAAATTATACAAGTAATATCTGAACACAAAAAGAACAAGGCTAACCAACAAAAGCCTGGTAGATTTCACACTAAACGTGGATGGGGTGAGGTAACTGTGGAGGAAAATGGTCAAATTGTTACCAGACACAGACCTCTGGAACAAACATGAAGACAATTGTAGGAATAAGACCCACAGGAAAATTACATATTGGACACTACTTTAGTGTTATTAAACCAGCATTAGAAGATGATAATGTCGATGTTTTGGTAGCGACTTACCACATGTCCCCTCCAAGCAGGAAAGCGACAAATGAAGTGTGTGTTGAATTAAACAGTTTAGGAATACTACCTAAAATGCAAGAGGTGGATGTAGATTTATATTTTAAATTATTATCTGCTTCTAGGGTGGGAGAGCTTGAGAGAATGATTCAGTACAAGTCTGTAAAAGTCAAAACTCCTCATCTCCTCGTCTACCCAGTTTTGATGGCACACGATTTGGTTGGATATGACAGGGTAATTGTTGGCGAAGACCAAAAGCAACACGTCGAATATGCCAACACTCTTTTTAAGCGTCTTGGTATGCCTACCATAAAGGGAGACTTTAGGGGTGGAAGAATAATGAGTCTTACTGATCCGACTAAAAAGATGAGCAAGTCCGAGCCAAAGGGTTGTTTGTTTTTAGACGACAACTTTGAAGAAAAACTTAAAGGGGCAGTCACCACCCCAGCAGGAGTTAAAAACCTTAGTTACATAGCCAGTCAGTTTGGAATGAAGTGGCTTCCAAATGACAACAAGGCTTGTAAAGAACATTTGGCAACTGTATTGGAAAAGAAGTTTGGTAAAATTGGAGAAGAAAACTGTAATATATATTCTGACAACCTATCAACAGTAGTGTCACCAAAGAAGTTTCAAGAGATACTCAAGTTTATAGGAGTTCCAAAAAGCCAATGGGAAAAATTTACGTAATAACAGACACACATTTTAATCACCAAAAGATCATTGAATATGGTCGTCCTCCAGATTTTGAGGACAGAATATTCGAAGGTCTTAAGATACTTAAACCCGATGATATGCTAATACATCTTGGGGACTTTTGTATTGGCAAAGACGAAGAGTGTCATAAGAAGTTTATGGATGCAGTCCCCTGTAAGAAGATTCTGGTTTTAGGGAATCACGACAAGAAATCTTACAACTGGTATATGGAGCATGGCTGGGATTTTGTTTGTGAAATGTTTTACCTTAAAAAGTTTGGTGAGCATATTCTCTTCTCCCACACACCTAAATCTAAAAGAAGTATTAATTTCTGGAGCATGAATGTACACGGACATTTACACGACAATCTACACAGGTTTCCCGAATACATAAAAATACTCACACCTAAGCACTATCTACTGTCTATGGAAAAAACAGACTACAAACCAGTAGAGCTTGAGAGCTTTATAAAAAAGAAAAGTATAGTAGAAACAGACCTTCTCAGCACATTATAGGGTTTATTTGACTTCTTGATATTTAAAGATATACACTGATCTAGTTTGTACTAGATATGAATATTCCTGCCCAGGATTTTAAAGTGAAAGTTGGTGAGTTTTGGATAGATGTTATCTACAAAGAGACATCTAAGGTTTCTGGTCGTGCAAACTTCGGTCACTATAACCATATCAATCTTCGAATCGTCATCTCCAGAAAGTATAATAAAAATCAGCAACAGCTAGAGAACACCCTTATCCACGAGATCTTTCATGCCATTTGGGAAATATTCGGTGTTCATGATGTGTCTGGGTATGCTTCAGATGAGAGTGCCGAGGAAACATTTGTTTCGAGATTAACTTCAGGTTGGCAAAGCTTTATGGTTGATAATCCCCAACTCTTCAATGAAGAAAAAAAATAAGAGAGACTGGATAAGTCACTGGCTTAAAAAGGCTTATGGTCTCACAAAAGAAGAAAAGAAAAAACTTTGGGAATACCAAAAAGGAAGATGTGCTATTTGTGGTATTAAACTGAGATTAGATTCTGATTGTAATATTGATCACGACCACGGTAAAAATGATTTTAGGGCTAATGGTGTGAAAGGGGTTAGTTATAAAGATAGGCGTGATGCTGTCAATGGTATCGTTTGTTGGCAATGCAATACTCTGATGGGAAAGTTGGCAAGGCTAGATCCAGATCCACTCATTGCAGCCCAGAAGATTTCACAATACCTGCTTCATCCTCCTGCCCAAGAGGTTTTGACAATGGGGTAGCAAAGGTACATACTAAATTATGAATCAACAAGAGTTTTTCAAGTATTTAGAAGAGACCTATAAGGAGGCTCTCGAAATAGTCAGAAAGAAAAATGCTGATTATGCAGAAGAAGTTGATCCGTTTAAGAACTTCAAGTTTTCAACCCTCATAAACACTCCCCCAGAACAAGCTATACTTGTCAGGGTTTGTGACAAAATGGCTCGGGTTGCCAATCTACTTCAGCCTGGCAAAGAAGCTAAAGTTAAAGACGAAACGATACAAGATACAATTCTTGACATGATCAATTACCTTGCCATTCTCCGTGCTTACATCTCCGATAAAAAGTCCTCTTGACAAATTAAATAAAGATGTTATATTGAGGTATGACATCAGCAGAACAAAATCTTCTTAAGAAATACGGCAAGATCTTTTTAGTGGGTTGGATACTCGTTATTTTAATAATTGGACTGACTGGGTTTGGTATTTGGTTTAACGACTCGAAGTCCGCCAATGCCCAAGTTGGCTATTGGAACAAGCTCCGTGATCAGGTAGGAAAAGAGACCGTAATTAGACAGATAAACGAATATAATAGGTAGACTGTGTTTTTCCTCTTCATTTAGCCTCACCCAAACTTTTACAATTTCTGACAAAGTCTTTATGATGAATATATGGCTATTGAAATCTACTCCTCATCTCCAACTAAGGACGACTTAATCGAATGGTTTCATGAGTTTGTTGCCGAGGGTAGAAACAAGTTAGCTGATAGGGCTTTTAAAGAAGCCACAGAAATTTCACACAGAGAAGATCAATCCCGTCTTTCGTCCCTTCGTAGAGAACTTTCGTCTTATTAATTAAATGAGAAAAGAAATATACATCGCCATGGCTGTTGGAGGAGCCCTCTTGTCTACAGCAGCATTTACTCAAAAACAAAGAGCTGCTATTATTGAAAGAGATGAGGGTAAATGCCAAGCTACTGTCCCCCATCAACACAGCACTGCTAAGTACCCGCTCGAAGTAGACCACGTTATTCCTCAGCGTTATGCAGAAAAAATCGGACTCCCAGATGTTGATATTCCAGAGAACGCTTTAACCAAATGTCGCAATGCTCATGATCTCAAACACAGGGATAGAATAGCCGCTAGGGAGAAGTGGGCGGAGAGTCATAATGGGTCTTTTGAGTCCATGTTTAAAGAAAGAAATGAAAAACTTGAAAATGGTGAAGTTTATTGGGATACTACATATGATAGGCAAGATATGGTTCAAGCATTAAAAAGGACTCAAATTGCCAAAAAGAAAGGGTGGATATTTCCAGCCAAGAGGAAAACAAAGAATGAAGAATAAAGTTTTTGCTATAGCTGACATTCATGGGTGTTATAAGACACTTATGGCTTTAATGGAAAAATTACCAATAGACTTAGAAAATGATCAGGTTGTTTTTGTTGGTGACTATACAGATCGCGGACCAAGATCCAAACAGGTTATTACCCAACTAATGAAATGGGAGAAAGAACACCCTACTTGGAAGTTTTTATATGGCAATCACGAAGATCTACTTCTCGATGCTTTAGTTTACAAGGGTAGGCAATACCACATGTATGATCTTTGGTGGGGACAGGGCGGTAAAGAAACTGCTATGAGCTATGTTCCAAAAGGTCGCACAGCTTACGAAAAAGCTATCACTCCAGTTAAAGACTCCATTCCATACACCCATCTTAAATGGCTTATGGATCGTCCTTACTATGCCGAGTTTGGAGATTACTTTTTTGTTCACGGGGCGGTTATTCCTGGAACATCTCTGGAAGATTTGAAAGAAAAGCTTGACTCTCCTCTTCCAAACGATGAAAAACAATCTGTCATATGGGGACGAGACCTTTTTATATTTTCCAAGTATAACTGGGGAAAGAAAATAGTATTTGGTCATACAGCCGACTACGACGGTAGATACCATGCCCCTCCAGGTGGAGATCCATTTCAACCCATCGTCAGGAAGAATAAAATAGGAATTGACTGTGCTGTTTGTCCTCCAGCTTGTAACAAACTATGTGCTGTTGAACTGCCTTCTGAAACTTTTTACTTTCAGGACTACGTGGACTGAAAATTGCTCCAAGATAGGCTTATAAAAAAGCCTAGTATCTATTGTGTTTTTATCTCTTTCTTGATAGATTATATATACCGCTCATGAATACAAATACAAGAGGTTCTGTCGTCCCTGAAAAAATTAAGTCGTCTTTTAAAGAGTCAGAAAAGTACTTCCCTACACAATTACAACAATTCCAGTTTTTTGATAAATATTCCCGCTTCGATTGGGATAAAGGACATCGAGAAACTTGGATGGAAACAGTTGACCGAAGTGTAGACTTTCTAAAAGAACTCAGTCTCAACAAACTTTCTCCAGAAGAATACAGTGAAATCCGTCAGTACATCCTCGAAATGAAGGCTACTCCTTCTATGCGTCTTCTTGCTATGGCTGGTAAGGCGGCGCGTAGGCAAAACGTCTGTATCTACAATTGTTCCTTTATGCCTGTCGACAGTATTGATGCATGGGTTGAAGCACTTATTATTTCCATGTCTGGATGTGGTGTTGGATTTTCAGTCGAGAAACAATTTGTAGATAAACTCCCCTTTGTCATTTCACAGACAAATACCGATCCAATTAATCATGTTATCGAAGATACTACAGAGGGCTGGGCAAAGGCGGTTAAGACTGGGTTGGAATCTTGGTTTGATGGTCATGATATTGCTTTTGATTACTCACAGATTCGTCCAGCAGGTGCGGTACTTAAAGTTAAGGGTGGTAGGGCTTCAGGTCCAGAGCCACTCAAAAAAATGCTCGACTTTGCACGTAAAGTCATTCTTAATGCTCAAGGAAGAAAACTCACCTCCCTCGAAGCTCATGACATTATGTGCGAGGTCGGCAATGCAGCTGTATCAGGCGGAATGAGACGCACTGCAATGATTTCCCTTTTTGACTTTGATGATGATGAAATGAGGAACTGTAAGAATGGAGATCTTACGGGTAATGAACAAAGATGGAATGCAAATAACTCAGCTGTTTGGCCTGCAACGATTACAGATACCGACATTAAAAGACAGTTTAAGGAAATGGATGAGGGTCAACGTGGAGAACCTGGAATCTTTAGTCGCGATGCAGCAAGATCCACAATGCCAACTCGAAGACTGGCTTTGGGTGAAGAGGCTTGGGGTACTAATCCTTGTGGAGAGATAGTTCTACGTCCTTATGAGTTTTGTAACCTCACAATCGCTGTAGCGAGACCAGACGACACGATAGAAACCCTTAAGGATAAAGTTAGGGTTGCATCTATAATTGGAACTATTCAATCAATGGGAACAGACTTTCCAGGATTACGGCCTCAGTGGAAGAAAAATTGTGAAGAAGAAAGGTTGTTAGGAGTCGATATTACTGGGCAGTTGGATTGTCCCATCTTTAATCAAATGTTACAAGATGACGAAGGATATCGAAAGGCATCAGAAGCATTCAAGATTTTAAGAGACGTTGCGGTTGAGACAAACAGAGTCTACGCGCAGAGACTAGGAATCAATCAATCCGCGTCAGTTACTTGTGTTAAACCATCAGGAAATTCATCTCAATTATTTGGATGCTCTTCAGGTCTTCATGCAAGACATTTCCCTTATTACATCCGCAATGTCAGAGTTTCCGCTCACAGTCCAATCTTCAGCGTCCTCAAGGATGCAGGAGTTCCAATGGACCCAGAGAACGGTCAGAAAGCAGAAACAGCCGAAACATGGGTTATACACTTCCCAGCCAAGTCTCCAGATGGCGGAAAGATTCAAGATGATATGACAGTTGAAGATCAGTGCAATGTTTGGCTTAACAACAAACTCAATTGGACAGAACACAATCCGTCATGCACGATTACCTATAAACCAGATGAACTAGAGGCATTGACTAATTGGGTAATTAAAAACAAGGATAATGTTGGAGGTCTTTCTTTCTTGCCTCGTTTGGATGCTAAATACGACCAGATGCCATATGAACCCATTTCAGAAAAGCAGTATAATGTGCTCTTATCTGAATTCCCTGCTATAGATTTCAGCCGACTTTACATTTATGAACTAGAAGATTACACTAAAGCTGCACAGGAACTTGCTTGTATGAGCGGGGCTTGTGAAATTGATTACCAGCCTAATGCGAACGCATCGACTGGGCAGAGTAAGTAGACTACAGCAACAGTGTGATTTAGAATTCTCCAAGTTAATTAGAGCAAAAGGTGTTTGTGAGAAGTGTGGAACAAAAAACACAGCTTTCGATACTGCCCATATAATTGGCCGAAAAAACCTAACACTCCGTTGGGATATAATGAATGCCCTCTGTCTATGTAGGGGATGTCATTTGTATGCCCACCAAAACCCCAAGAACTTCATGAAATGGTTTGAATCTTCATTTAAGGAAAGATTTGACTATCTTGAGAGGGCAAAAAATATTATATCGTTTAGGTCTGAGGAGGATTACGAGAAGTTGTTAGAGAATCTCAAAGGGAGAGAGTTCTGGGGGCTTATTCAAATTATTGAGTAATCTAGTTGAGTGGTCCTTAGTTCTACGTCTCTGGTCTTGCATTTGCTGTAACTTTTTGTGTTCTGGGCAACAATATTTGATTCTTCTATCTCCACTGGGTAAAGGAAACTCTGTATGACACCACTTACACACGCCACTTCTATCCACTTTTTGTTTAAGTTTTTCTTCTGATCTAGCCTTTTTGATTGAGGCATAGTCGACGTTATTTCTATTAAGAATTAGTCTGATAGCCTCACGACTTAGATTGAATTTTCGAGCAACATCTGCGGCGGATTTATGTTGATTAAGTATCATATCGACAATAGAGACATCCCTATCGTTTCGGTTTAATATGTAGCTTTTTCTTAGTTGTTCTCGGTAGCAGTTTTTACACCTTTGTGTCTTAGGTGTCGAGGTTATTCCACCGCACGAAATACATATTCCGTGCATATAGGCATATACTAACACTGATTTGCAAAACTGTCAAGTAATATTTAAAATGGTATCAGAAGACATCAGAGTGGATCATGGTTGCCCTATCGGCAATCGTTTCCCGAATAAAGGTAAGTGGGTGATTTAAGTAGGTGCCCACGGGCATCTTCTATAAAACCTCCCTATAAGAGTGTTGGTCAGGAAACATCACCAATAGGGCTAATTAATAATAATAACAATATGGCAAAAAAGCAAACTGACTATAGTCGCGGGTACAGATTAGTTGAACACCTAGAGGGTGGAGGAAACTTGGTTCAATTTGCCAAGTCTGAGGGTATTAGTAAACAAAGGGTGTCTCAAATGATCGATGAATTGAATATAAGGGACTTCTATAAAGATATTCTCAAAAAGAGAAAGTCACGCAAGACTAATAAACTTAAAGCCTTTTTAAGACATTTTGATCGTCGATATTGTAACTATTGTGGAAAACAATACTCCCATGCTCTGAGACCTTTATCTGTTTATTGTTCTCCCTACTGTCACGATATGGCAATTAAGTACAGGGAACGGATTAGATTGAGAAAATATTACAATGAAACCTTTAACGGTCAAATGTACAGACAAGCCCTCTATGCACTACGAAAAGAGAAGAGACGTGAGGCTAAACTTGACAAACTACAAAAATAGGTGTTATCTTTAAAAAATGAACTTTCTTGCCCGATTGTTTAACAAAACCAAAAACTGGCAACTCATTGGAGCAACAACTACAGATCCACAGCCAGTAACTCCAGAAATATTGGGAAAGGTATCTGATGATACCATCCAAAAAATGTTATTCGGAACAACTTCTTATGTTTGGGAAGATCAGGATACTCACGATATTAGAAAGCAAGAAGTCCTTGGTTCTGAAGAAACATCTCTCAGGCAAGTCTTGTCTCGTGTGGATATGTGGGGTAGGTTTGAAGTTCAGTTAGACGGCAAAAAATATATAGTAGTTAAGGTTCAATCTCCAGTTCTTCCAGTCGTATCAGAAAATCCTGCACCAATTCTCCCTTCTTTACCTCCAATCTCTTTGGATGACGTGGGGAAATTACCAGTGAGATAAAGTATGGCTGCCATAGTACCACTAAATAATTACGTCGTTGTTGTTGAAGCTATTACAGACCCGATTAAAAAGGGTAGGTTTTATTCGACTGATGAAGTACATGAAATCAAAAGAGGATCTGTTGTGGGTGACAAATCTCAGGGAAAAGAGTCCCTTTTGGATAAAGAAGTTTTCTACAAGACAGAGGATGCGATTAGTTTGAAGTTTAATGATGAAAATTTAGTCATAATCGATAAGTCTAAATTATTAGCTTTTACATATAATGCCTAAAGTAAAGAAAAAGATTTTATTTAACAAAGATGCCAGACAAGCTCTGATTAGAGGAGTCTCTGTTTTGGCTAAAGCAGTTACGACTACGCTTGGTCCACGCGGAAGGAACGTTGGTTTGGGGAGAAAATGGAATGCTCCTAAGGTTGTTCACGACGGTGTCTCTGTTGCCAAAGAAGTAGAAGTCGATGATCCATTTGAACAGATGGGTGTGGACATGGTTAGAGAAGCAGCAGAAAAAACCAATACTCAAGCTGGTGATGGAACAACCACTTCAATTCTATTAGCCGAACAAATAGCCTTAGCTGGAGACAAAGAAGTTGAAACACATGGAGCAAACCCAATGGCTATTCAACGAGGTCTTCAAACCGCTGGTGAGATAGTCTCCAAAAAACTTCTAGAGATGACTTCTTCAATTGATAGTTCAGAACAAATTACCCAAGTCGCCACTGTCTCTTCAGCTGACCCCGAGGTTGGTAAAAAGATTGCTGAAGCAGTTGAACGTGTCGGTAAAAAAGGAGTCATTTATGTAGAAGAGGGTAAGGGATTGGATACTTCGATAGAATACAAAGAAGGTATGGAATTTGACCGAGGTTATGCTTCACCTTACTTTGTCACAGATAATGAACGAGAGGAAACTGAAGTTTCTAATCCATACATCTTTATGACTGCCGAAAGGATAGTTACCAACAAGCAAATTATGCCTATCCTTAATGCAATTGGAAACATTGAAAAGTCAGATGGTTTTAATGTAGTTATTATTGCTGACAAAGTAGATTATGAAGCTTTGGGTACTTTATTTGTCAATCACTCAAAAGGAGTCTTGGGTGCTATCCCTATAGAAGCTCCAGGATTCGGAGATAAGCGCGAGGAAATACTTGAAGACATCGCGGTTCTTACTGGTGGTCAAGTCTTTTCACCTAAAAAAGGAATGTCTTTTGATCAAATAGACCCGTCAATCTTTGGTAGGGCTGATAAAGTTTGGTCTGGCAAGAGTTCCTCAAAAATAATTGGAGGAAAGGGAGACACAGAAGTTATTTCTCTTCGTGTTAAACAACTTGAGAATCAGTTGTCAAAAGAAACCTCTGAATTTGAAAGAGAAAAAATTGAAGAAAGAATTGCGAGACTTGTGGGAAGTGTTGCGATAATCAATGTTGGGGCTGCAACAGAGACAGAACTTCACGACAGGAAAGAAAGAATGGTTGATGCTGTTGCTGCTACTAAGGCAGCTGTAGCCGAGGGTATTTTGCCTGGAGGTGGAATAGCCTTACTTCGTGCGAGAGAAGAACTTAAAAAGACCACCGTTGAAAATCCAGAGGAGCAAATAGGAATCAACATCTTATATGAAGTATTAGGAAGACCAGTTGAGAGACTTCTTGAACTTGCCAATATTAAAGACTCAAAGACAGCCCTAAAGGAAATAATGAGTTCTAAAGATCCTAACTATGGATGCAATGTTTCTACTGGTGAAATGGGAGATCTTATAAAATTGGGAATTATCGATCCGACAAAAGTTATCCGCACCGCTCTTCAAAATGCCATATCAGTTGCTGGAATTGTCATTACCACAGAGGTTTTGATCGCTGTTACGGATATTGTGGAAGGAGGCGAGTCTTAATGAGATTTGGTGAAGTTTTAGCTCTTCTTATTTTGAGGCTTTTTGGTCTTATAGATAACAAGATGATTGCTCGTTATTTACGACAGGTTCATAGCTTATGGTAAAGATCACAGAAAAAGACGGTAAACAGTTTGCCAATATTGATGAATTGTTTCGTTGGGAAAAAAACCCAAAGATTGTTCTTCGGGAAGACTTTGACAGACTTAAGAAACATATTCAGAAGTTTGGTCAGTTCAAACCTATTATCATTACTCCAGATGGAGAGGTTATAGGTGGAAATTCACGTCTTGAAGCACTTCGAGATTTGGGAATTAAAGAAATATGGGTATCTGTTGTAGAACCAAAGGACGAAGCCGAAAAAATTGAGATAGCCCTAGCCGATAACGATGAAGTGGGTAAATATGTTGAGGAAGATCTAGCAATGCTCATTACTGATTTGGATGAGCCTTTTCCAATGGAAGATTACAAAGTTAATGTAGGAAAGGATATCGATCTAAACGAGTTACTTAAAAAGCTTGGACCTACGGATGACAAAGATATTGAAGGGGAAAAAGATGAAGATTTAGACGATTTACAGACGATTACCTGCCCAAAGTGTGGACACGAATTTACGGTTTTAAAAGAAAAGAAAGGTAAGTAGGTTTTGGGTTGGGTATGGGGAAGATGAGGTATAACCCAAGCGAGCGTAAATCTCGATAAGTCTCTCCCGAACGTACCCAACACCAAAGTTTATTTATCAAATGTCAGAAAAATCCACCACAGTAATTGGTGGAGCCACACACATCGGCAAGAGAAAGACTAGCTCCTCAAAGTTTAATTGGCTCGCCATCAAGAGAGAATATATTACGGACCCTACTGCGTCCTATCCTGTGTTGGCTAAAAAATATGGAGTATCTATCGGATCTATAACAGCAAAAGGTGCTACTGAAAAGTGGGGACTTCTCAGAGAAGAGATTCAAAGGAAAGCAGAACTTGCTTTAACCGATGATGCTGAGAACGAAATACTTGAGGTTAAGAAGCGTCACGTTCGAATAGCTCGTTTGATGCAGAAAGTTGGATTGGAAGCACTTGAGAAGAGTAAGTATGTTCCACGTAGCTCTAAAGAAGCTCGTGAATTTATCATCGAGGGGGTAAAGATGGAAAAGGAATCAATGGGTCTTGATAAACAGCAAAAAGTTCCAGCGATAGTAAACATTGTCAATCAAGAAAAAGCCATAGTTGATAAATACGCAAATATTCAAGAGGCTGAGATTATCTCGTAATGAGAAGCATATATGAAAGAAAAGCACAAAAAGAACTTGAAGCAGAAGGATATAAGGTCGATTGGAAGACCCGACCCTTTCGCGTCCCCAAAGGGTATCAAGTTGATTTTCTTGGTGTTTTTGATTTACTTGCAGTTAAGCGTGGAACTCCTATTCGCTGGATTAGTATCAAAGGTAAAGCAGGTATTCCTTCGTGGCACCGCAAAGAAGTAGAGGAGATGTGGCTTCCCCCAGAAACGAACATCAAAGAGATCTGGTACTGGAAAGGTAAATCAGGATGGACAAAACAACTAATAAAATAAAAATATATAAATTAGAAAAAACACCTTTTCCTAATGTTTATGGAATAAGGGTAGAGTCTCATAAATATTTAGACAATCCGATTATCACTTATGTCCCTACCCCAAAGATAGGTGATGCGTGGTATGCAGATATTTTTATAGAAGAAAGAAAATAGATGACATCAGCAGGTTACAAAGCATTTATAGAAAACGAGTTTGATATCCTTGATAGGGACAGTAATATAGTGCCTTTCAAACTCTTCGATGTCCAAGCAAAGTATCTCAAACTCATGGGAGAAGACTACCGCGACATGGAGGGTGTTAGGGAAATTATACTTAAAGCCCGACAGGAGGGAATGTCTAGTTTTGTCCTTGCACTTTTCACTGTTGATTTTATCACCCATCCAAATTCAATCAGTATTTGTATAGCTCACAAAAAGGACGCTACCCAGAAGCTTTTCAAAAAGGTTAAATTTTATATTGATAGCTATTGTAAAAAGCACGGCTTTGATACCGACAGCTATCTTTTGTCAGATAACAAAAACGAAATTGAATCAAGAGCTAACGGTTCTTACTTCTATCTGGGTACAGCTGGATCTAAAGTTGGAGGTCGCGGAGGCACAGCACAAAATATTCTTTTTTCAGAGGCGGCATTCTATCAAGATACAGACCTTATTACCGCCCAAGAAATCATTGAAGGTTCAGCTCAACAGGTTTCACAAGGAGCTGGAAAAATTTTTATAGAATCTACGGCTAATGGTTTTGGAAATTACTATCAAGTTGAATGGGAACGTGCAGTTAAACAGCAGAGTGCTTATCACCCTAGATTTTTTAGCTGGGAAGAGTTTTATTCCGATGAGTGGGTAAAGGAAAAGATTAAGGCTTTCCAAAGTGAGGATAAATTTAAACAGGAATATCCAAGAACACCAGAGGAAGCTTTTATTAGATCAGGTACTCCTTTCTTTGACATGCAAAAAGTTGATGAACAATTAAGAACCAATGCCATAGAGCCATTAAGACAAGGAAGACTTGCTACAGATGGTGAGTGGATTTAAAAATGACAGATCAAAAAACATTTAGACCAGACATTGCAGGACTACAAGCATATCGTCTTTATAGGGAACTTGAAAAAGACGAACAGACCTGCATCTTTGCCGACCCTTCAGAGGGGAGAGATTTCTGTGCTGCTGTGGTTGTAAGTAAAAAGTATGCAGATTATCCCTTTGTCTATAACCAGCATACCGAAAGTAGTCAGTTTGGTTATGATCTGCATAAAATTGCCAAATATATCCACCACATGACGGGTATGTGGCCTACAATAGCAATCGAACGAAATACTGGACAAGCAACAATCCACGTTTTACAAGAGCTTAACTATCCAAATCTGTTTAGAATGAGGATCTTTGACCATACCAGCGTCCAAGAAAGCTCAAAGATAGGATGGTTGACCAACATGGCTACCAGAAAAAAGATGTTGGATGACTTAGCAATGGCTATCAGACAAGGAATATTAAAAATTTATGACAGAGAAATTCTTTATCAGATGGGTAGTTTTGTTATTAAACAGAAAAAAGGATCAACGGGAAGAGCTGAGGCAGAATCTGGAAAGAATGACGATTTAGTTATCGCAACCGCAGGAGCTTGGCAGTTATATTCCCTCGTGCCATCTTTTGATTATGAAGATTACGAAACCCCAGAAGTGAGAAAAGAGGAACGGGAAAAATGGAGATTTAGATAACATGCATATAGGTGATTACGATGTCTATTTTGGTGGCGAATGGAAATTTGATTTGATGACCGATTGTTATAAGTGTTGTTCTGATTGTGGCAGTTTATTGGAGTGGAGGATGCATATAGGTCCAATAGGAATTCAAAAATATAGAAAATGGTTAAAAAGAAAGATATAATACAAGAAGCAGCAACTTCTCTATACGACCGCGAAGAAAATAATAATAAAAAAATCTTCTCTGAGATGGTTCAAAGGGTTAGACCTGATATTTGGGTTTTAATGGATTTATTAGACCAAACTGGGGTTGATCCTTTTATTCTTTTGAAGATCATTAGACAGGTCAATAACATTGCCATAGGCTCGAAATATGGTCAGGTTGTAGTAGCAATTGAGAAGGGAGTAGTCCGTTATGTCCGAGGAGAAGACGTTGACAAAATCGAATTACCTATATTAAAAGCTCGAGGTCAACTTGACAAATGATAGATAGGTAAAATATCATCTTATTACATAGGCACTTAGGCGTCACACGCAGAGAGCCGTCCAAAATTAGTTACCCTGATAGGGTTACTTGTTGTGGACGGTTTTTTTATTGCAAAAAATATGGCTAAATTTAGCACCACAACTACAGATACAGCAAACAGTCCCGATCAATTATTTTCCGATCTTAAGAGACATTATGACTGGGCTTCTAGAGATACCGATAGGAGACGAACTGGGCGAGGAAGGATTGGATCTATTTCATTTGACGAAGCTGATGAGCTTTTCCGATCTTGGATAGACGAAACCAAATGGCCCTACGACGCACTTCTTTTCGATCCACGAGTTTTCACTTTCATTTTTGAAAAGACTTCACGATTACTCAGTAGCAAACTTAAAGGACGATTAATTCCCCGAGAAGGTTCAGATGTTTTAGCAGCTCACATTAACAACGAGCTACTAGATTTTCAGTGGGATCAAGCCAACCATGGCGGAACAATGCTTTCAAAATGGGCATTGATGGATCTTAATACCCGAAAATATGGAGCATCTTTCGCAGTTTGTAAGTGGCGTTATGAAAAAGATAAAAAGGGTAGAGTTCTTTTTGACGGTCCAGAAATGAGAGTTCTCAATAACCGCGACTGTCTACCTGATCCAACAGCAACCAGCATTGAGAATGCAAATTGGTTTCAGGTTAGGGAATATATCACTATTCAGGAACTCCAAAGCGTCAATGATGCAGCAGGAACAGCTCCTATATACAAAAATCTTTCTGAATTGAAAGACAAAATGGAACAAGGTGGAGTAGCTGGTGGTGATAGTAGGGACACTAATTGGATTTCAAGAAACAGAACTATTTCAGGATTGTCATCTGATCCAGTTGGTCAAGATCAGGTTTTCAGAAATATTGAAATTGTCACCGAATACCGAAGAGATAGATGGATTACCTTTTCACCTAAGCATGGTGTTATTTTGAGAGACATTCCAAATCCTTACGACAACAACGAGCTACCAATTGTTATGTTGAGATATTACCAGATTGACGATGACATTTATGGTATGAGTGAAATTGAGCCAGTTAAGGGTCTACAAAAAGCTATTAATGCTCTTTTGTCACAATATGTTGATGAAATAAATCAGAAACTTTATTCACCAATTGCTATCGGACCTGGAGTAAGAGAACACACACTACATTGGGGTAAGGGTGCTAGATGGAGAATGTCAAACCCAATGACAGACTTTAGACTTGTTGAGTCACGATCAAATGCGGCACAGTTCTTTAACTCAACCTATTCCGCTCTTGTTGCAGCATTAATGAACGCTGTTGGAAGTCAGTCTATTGGTGTTTCGAATATCAACAGATATAACCCAGAAAAGACCGCTCAGGAAGTTAAAGCCATGAGTCAACAGCAAAATGCTCGAGACAACTTTAACCAAAATTTCTTAGCAGAAGCTCTTGAACGACAGATGAGCCTCTGGTATTCAATGAATCAAAAGATGTTGTTTAGCGATCCTAAAAAGATTTACAAAATTATAAGAATTGTAGGAAGAGATGCTATTGCTTATTTCCAAGAGAGAGGTCTTGATCAAATGACGATGGACCCAGAAGCGGCGATGAATGCTGTTACCGATCCTACTATTCCGAGAGGAGAACCATATCCAGCAGTTGGTGTTATGGTTCCAAAGAACCCAGTTAATGTTGGTAGTGCTGATAAGCCTAGTTATATGCCTAAGTTGCACATGGAATCAAATGGACAATCAGGATTCTTGTACTTAGAGCCATCAGACTTAATGGGAACATTCGACTTTATAGCCGATGTTCAGTCAATGTCTTTGGGATCTGAGGACGAGGGAGCACAAGGTAGAAAAGTTGCAGTTCAAACGATGTTGGCAAGTCCAGTTGCTGTTCAGCTATTGGCACAAGAAGGTGTTAAGCCAAAGTTTAAAGATTTATTTGTTGCTTGGTTGGAAGACTCAGGCTTTAAGAATGCAGATAAATTCTTTGAAACTTCTCAAGCCCCAGCTGCCCCAGGACAGGGTGGTGTACAGACTGGCCCAGGACAGGAGCAAAAATTATCACAACCAGAAGCAACAGCAATTGATCAGGGGGGAAATCCATTGGAGGCTTTAATGCAAAAGATGCAGGGAGCTCAAGGTGGAGGTATGGCAACACCACCTCCCCAGATGCCAAACATGGGAGGACAACCTCCAATGCCAGGAATGATGGGTTAAAAATATGGAACCAACTAATACAGAAGAAACAAAGTTAATTCCTCAAGAATTAACAGAAGACGAAGAAAAGGCTTTAAAGATTGGAATGGACGTTCAAGCTATTCTAACTATGCCAGGGTGGAAGACCATTCAAGATGGACTAGAAGACAGAATGATTCACTCATGGGTAGATCCTAGAGAAACAAAGTCTAAGGAAGATTGGGAGTGGAGAGAATTAAATGCTTTTCATTCACATGATGTAGCAAGACAAATAATTGAGGATATTAATGAAATAGTCAGATCTGCCAACGAATTACAAGACATTAAACTCGGAAAGAAAAAGAGAGCGTCTATAAAAATATAAAAATGGTAGCTAAAACGGTTTTAAAAAAGCTTCCAAAAACAACCGAAAAGTTTTTAAGGAACTTGGCAAAGAAGATAGACAAAAAGAAAGTTGCTTTAATTAGAAAATTAATGAAACAGGGAGTCTCGTTTAGAAAGTCGATTACTCTTTCAAAGAGTAAACATCTACTAAGGGAGGTGAAATAAGAAACATGGCAAAAGGAATGAAACCAAAAGGAAAAAAAGGAATGGCAATGGTAAAGAAACTTGGAAGAACTAAAAAGACAGGTGGATTTGCAAAGATTGCCAAAAAAGCCGCTGCAGAATACGGTTCAACCGCTGTAGGTAAGAAAGTCGCAGGATCAATTTTTTGGAAAATGGCTAAAAAGCGAGGGAAATAAGATCTGTGTCTAGCAGAGGTGATAACAATATGGAAAATAATAAGGTAGATTTACCACCACTGCCAGGCTCAGATGAAGAAACTCTTCGTAGGAATTCTTACGATAGTTTCTATAAGAAGAGACCTAGCGATTTATGGGTAGGGAAAGTCAATCAGACTTACCTCGAAGAGCCTAAACCTTGTGATCATTTTTTCGTTAGAACCCAAAATGGGGTTGAATGTAAAAAATGTCATATGGGTCTTATAGGTAATGAACTCAAAGTGACAGACGGACATATATATTTTGGAAAACAGAAGTTACTTTAATTTCTGTCCTCCGTGGTGATGCTCACCACATTAAATAATCGAGCATGATGGAGGAGGTGAATAATAATTGGAAACTAATAATAACACTAGCACTGCACCAGCAGTAACGACGACTCCTGTAGCTCAGGCACCAGCCCCAGCTCCAGTTGTCCCAACGGTAGCACAACCTGCACCTGTTGTTCCACAACCAGTGGTTCCACAGCCAGTTGTACCTGCCCCTGAAATTCAACAGTTAGCTCAACAGCTTACGCAAGTAGCTCCACAGCCAACCGCTCCGAGTTTCGAGTTACCACAGGGTGTAAGTGATAGAACAAAGGAAAATTTCGATAAGTTAACCGAAAGTAATCGAAAGCTTTTGGAAGCTAATCAGATCTTGGAATCAGAGTTGAGTAAAAGAACAGTTGCCGAAACGCAAATGGCACCTATTACACAACCTGCTCCAACTCAACAGCCAGACGTAAGTCAGTTTGTTGATGTAGATCCATTAACTGGGGAAAGATTTGTCAATGAAGTAAAACTTCAACAGGCAATTGCCCAAGCTAATGACAGAGCTCTCAAAGCGGAACAACAGATTCGTACATACATCGATACTCAGCAACAAAAAGAGGTTAGGAGACAGGAGGAGGAGGCCTATCAGGCTTACCCACAACTCAAGCCTAACGATCTTGCAAATTTCGATAGAGATTTAAGCAAGATGACTCAAATGTATGCTTTGGACTCAATGATGAATCCATCTGATTATGGCAACAGAACTCTTTCATTCAAAGAGGCTGCAGATTTAGCTTATAAGAGATTGCATGGAGAGCAGATAGCTGCTCCAAGTGCCCAAGCACAACAGATGACAGTACAACCTACTGTAAATACAACCAATGTTAATACTCAACCAACACAAGACAATTCAGCTCAGTCTGGTATTCCAGAACAAGGTGGCATGGCAGCCGAAGGTCGACCAGTAAACGTCAACCCTCAGGATCTAACCAGTGACCTACGAGTTCTACAGGATAAAACCAGAAAAGGGGATATGTGGGCTCTCGCTAAGAGGCTTACACAGGTCCCGCACACTGGAACACCTACACACGGAGGTGAGGGAGGTGAGTAAAAACAGGAAGGGTTCGCGGCTTCCTGTCTAATCTAAAACGCAGGAAGGAGGTGAAAAAGGGAAAATTTATTCCGTAAAATATGGCTTGGGGTTTACAAACTTACGACGACACTGCACGAAGAGAAGACTTATTGGATATCATCGGTGATGTTTCACCAGATGAAACTCCTCTATTGACTTTGTTCGGAAACTCAAACGTTTCTGGAACTCTTCATGAGTGGCTTAAGCACAATGTCTCACGACCAACTTCAGTTCAGGCTGACGTTGAAGGTGCAGACACAGTTTTCAATGACTTAACACAACCTACCAGAGCTAACAACTTTACTCAAATAATCAAGGAACCCGTAAGAGTTTCAAGAACTGAGAGAAAAGTTAACGTAGCTGCAATGGGCGATCCTTATGCTTATCAAAAAGCTGACAGGATGAGAGTATTGAAGATGAAGATGGAGTATGCACTTTTGAACGCTGTTAAGGCTTCAGGTGCGTCAGGAGCTGCTCGTCAGATGGACGGTATCGATGCATTTATCACGACTAACGTAACGGCTAGAAATTCAGGAACATCATTCTCAGAAGCTGAGCTTAATGATATTGTTGCTGATGTTTGGGCAGTTGCTGATCCAGATAAGATCTTCGATATGGTTCTATGTACCTTTAAGATAAAACAGGCAATAGCAGGTTTTGGTGGAAATTCAACTCGATTTATCGACGCTACAGAGCGAAGATTGGTCAAGGAAGTTCTTGTTTACGATTCATCAGGTGGTTCACACAGGATATTCGCACACAAAGACGTCAGAAATTCAGCAGGATCAACTACTGTCTACGGTTTGAGAGAAGACTTATTTAGAACTGGTTATTTGGACAAACCAATGTTCGAAGAACTAGCTAAGCTTGGTGATTCCGACAGGGGTCACTGGGTAACTGAGTTCACTCTTGAATCTCTTGAGGAACGTGCAAGTGCTAAAAGAACAGGATACAACCAGAACGGTTAATAACCGCTGGTCTAATAGTTCTATGGCTACAAGGGAGATTAAGACGCATGGCATTTTCACCATGCTACTCTTGAAAATTGAAAACGCAAGCGGTGGCTTGCCAAAAGTTGCACCGCTTACACAAAAACATTATGTCTATTTTGGCTTACGACGCTCAAACTAAAAAGATTACAAGTTCGTCAGCAATTGATACTGTGGATAAGATCCTTGATATGAAAAAGGACAAAAATCCATGGGAAGTTATCGATTATCTGGTTACTTTGTGGTATGACACTTCTCCCGAGGATGCTCAGGGAACGATGATCAGTGTTAGAGACCTAAAGGAAACCCGAAAAGATCAACAATTTGGTCAGACTGACGATAAGAATATGAGTAGGAGACTTATTATGATTTTTCCTACAGAGCTTCAGCGCTTGATTAGAAAGGTTTATTCGACGACAGAGATGCCATTTGATAAACAATTTTTTCTTGATTTTGCTAATAGATATAAAGCATTTCAGATACCAGAACAATTATAAAAATGGCTGTAAATTTAGGAGCACTACAAAGACAGTGGTTTGCCAGACATCTATCTGGTGTAACCGCACAGACTCCGCTTAACGATCTTAAGAGGAGATATTTTGTGTCTCAAATTGGTGGAGCTTCAGCTAATGTTCAGGATTTGAATGATATGGAGGTTCAGTGGTTTAGAAAACTAATTAATGATAATGGAGGAACTCCTAGTGGAATGTACCCACCAGATCTTCTTAAACAAGCTCTTGCAGCTCTCGGTTTTACGGTTACTAAATATGACAATCAAAACAGAATTAACTTATTTCAAAACTTAGCATAAAATGGCACTACCTACCAATCTAGATCAACTCAATAGAACAAGCTTCTCAGAAGTTAACAGTAAACCTGCAAAAAGGGTTGATGTTGTATCTACGGCCACATTATTTGCAGTAGTTAACACAGGAAATCCTGGTCAGGCTTCAGTTGTTATTGATACGGGTACAAACTTCATAGGTCTAGCGACAGTTACAGTAGGTAATTTGGTCAATTCACTTTCAACAATTAACAGCCCTGTTACAGTAATTCAAGGAACAACTCCTTGGAGTTCTCTCGGTACGATGACTGTTGGTGCATCTCTTCCAGTTGGAACAAATTACATTGGTTTAGCATCAGTCAATGTGGGAGGAACTCTTCCAGCATTGACGGTTGGTACAGCTACAATTGGTATCGTAAGGGTCGCAAATCAAAATGCTTTGATTGCTGGTTCTGCTTATGTAGGTTTGGCATCAGTAAACATTGGTGGAACTCTACCCGCACTTACCGCGGGAACTGCTTATATAGGATTAGCTTCTGTTAATATTGGTGGTACCCTTCCAGCTCTATCAGCGGGATCAGCTTTCATAGGACTAACCACAACTGTTGTTGGCTCTGCCGCTACTTTATTCGCCGTTGTCAATACGGGAGCATCTAATTCAAATATAACCTTAAATCCATCACCTAACTTTATAGGTCTTGCTACGGTTGTTATAGGATCAGGAGCAACTATCTTTGCTGTAGTCAACACCGCCGCCGCTGGTGAAGCTTCTATAGCTTTTGATCCAACCCCAATCCTTAATACAAGTGCAAAGAATGCCGCGTGGGTATCTACCGCTACGGGTTCTTTGTTAAATGTAAATTTAACTGGTAGAGATGGTAGTGTTGCAAAAGTTGAAACAACTGGAGCATTAGATGTTTTAGGTTTAGCTGGTACTAACTATATAGGACTAGCCTCTGTCAACATTGGAGGAACACTTCCTGCATTGACAGCTGGTTCAGCTTTTATAGGTTTAACTACCGCTGTTATTGGTTCGGCAGCTACAATATTTGCAGTTGTTAACACGGCTGCGGCAGGAGAGGCTTCAATCGCTCTTGACCCTTCTCCAATTTTGAATACATCACTTAAGACAGCTGCTTGGGTTTCAACCGCAACGGGATCAATGCTTAATACAGCTCTTATGGGTCGTGGAGGAACTGTTGCTAATATAGAAACCTCTGGGGCTTTGGATGTTCTTAATGTCGCGGGAACGAGTTATATTGGTCTTGCATCAGTTAATATCGGAGGCACACTCCCTGCTTTAGTAGCGGGAACGGCGTATGTCGGTCTTGCTTCTGTAAATATTGGAGGTACTCTACCAGCCTTAACAGTTGGAACTGCTACTATTGGAATAGTTCGCGTTGCCAACCAAAATGCCCTTGTTGCTGGAACAGCATACGTTGGACTTGCTTCCGTTAATATTGGAGGAACTTTACCAGCTCTTACTACAGGCACAGCGTTTATTGGTCTTGCAACGGTGGTTAATGGAGCAGGATCTGCATTTATAGGTCTAGCTACTGTTGTTGTTGGAAGCAATGTAACAACTTACCAAGTTCCTATCTCAACTTATACAGCAATAAACAGCATTTATTCAGCTTCGGGGGCAGCAACACTTTTTCTTCCTCCTTCTGGTCAAAGATGGGTACTTAAAGATGTTATTGTGGGTTCTCTTGGAAAATCTGAGGTTAATATTTCTTCTGCTACAAATGTGGTCATTCCTTACATGTCTCTTGCAACCCAGAGTGGATATATCGGCAACTTTGGTGATTCTGGTGTAAGGGCTAAAGCCGTAGACCAAGCTTTGGTTATAAATCTTAACGGAGCGGCAACTATATCAGTTATGACTAATGTTAGATTTGAATAAAAGATGTCAACATTTACAAAACAAATAACATCGTCTTCTGATGATGCAGAGGAAAACGTCTCTACTGGTGGAGTTACTTTAGATAGTTCTGACTTAGAATTTTTGTATGATGGGGTGCAACAGGTAATTGGTCTGAGATTTCCTAGTGTAACAATTTCTAAAAATGCAACGATTAGTGCTGCTTATGTAACTTTTACCATTAAAGATGCTAATAGTGGAACGATCACTGTAGATATTCACGGACAAGCCGCTGATAATGCTTCAACTTTTACGACTTCTACAAATGATGTTTCTGGTAGGACAAAAACCACAGCTTCGGTTACTGGGTGGTCTATAGGAGGAAGTGGTTCGGGAACTGGGGTTACAGTGGATACTGATGATATCAGTAGCATAATAACAGAGATAACAGCCAGAACAAATTGGACTTCTGGAAATGCTTTAGCTTTGATTTTTGATAATCCATCAACCACCGCCAATATTAGAAGATTTTGGACAGTCGATGGTTCCAGTGGTGGTGCCCCCACTCTTCATGTTACATACACAGATAATGCTTCTCCTACCGTTACCCTAAATTCACCAGCAGATGCTGCAACAGGGGTTTCAACTACTCCAGATCTTACTTTTACAGGAACTGATGGAGAAAGTAATGATATTAGATATGAAGTAGAAGTGGATACGGTAAATACTTTTGATAGTACCTCAAGTGGAACAACAGAATATTTAGATCAGCATCAAGATAGTACGGGGACAAATTTTGGTTTTGGACAATTTGCCGCTGTGCGTTATAGAGGGCAGGTTTTTACTTGTGGAATATCGGGAACTCTTACTACAATTGGTTTTGACAGAGTGAAAGGAAGCCAAGGCGTAAAAGTTTATATTGATACTGTAGATGGAAGCAATTTTCCCGCTCATGCAGTGGGTTCAGAACTTTATTCTTTTACAATTAGTAATGCCAATATAGTTAATGGTTATTCTACCTATGCCGTTCCAACCCCTCCGACATTAACATCTGGAACAAAATATTGTATGTATTTAGCTCCTTGGAATACTGGTACCGATGCTTATGCGGACGATTATCAAGATCTTCATGGTACAAATAGTACTACGGGTGGAGTTACTGAAATTACCTATAACGGAGGCTGGTCAACGGAAAATTTATGTTTTCACTATGCAACATATATTACAGCGACAGCATATGGTCCTTTGTTAGATAAGATAAGCGGAACTGACACAGGATTTACAGATGTTACAAACGGTGCAGATACAGACCCATTTGCAAGTGGTGATCAAATTAAATTTACAGTCCAAGCAGGAGATACTTTGTCGGTTTCAACAGTTTACTATTGGAGAGTAAGAGGAATAGACCCATCAGGTTCTAATACTTATGGTGCGTGGGCAACTACAAGGAGTTTTACGACGGGAACTGGTGGCGGGGGAACAGCTCTTAATCTCAGGGGAGTGATAAATGGTCACGGATTTATTCCTACTTTTAGGGACTTTTAAGGAGGTGTTTTATATGGCAAAAAAATCACAAACAACAGAATCAGAAACAATGAATGAAAACGAAGCAGACGATGTTAAAATGCAAATTCCTGCTAAACCAAGCAAGGTAAGCAAATTTGGTCAGTTTTTAAAATCTTTGAAGAAATAAAATGAGTAACCTCGATCAAATACAAAAAAACGTTCAAGCGGTCAATGATCAAATCTCGGCTATTGGTGCTGAGATTCAATCTGCTGTGGATTCTGGAAACTCTGCCAAATTAAAAGAAGTAGCCAATCAAGTAAAAATGATGAAGAGTCAGTTGCTTGGTCTTAAGAAAGAACAAGCTAAAAAAATGATTGAAGCTAAGATGCCAGACCAAAAGGTTGGGGCAGAGGAAGATTATTCTTTAACAAAAATGTGGGGAGACCAGAGGTACAATCCTTACTGGCTTAAAGTAGCTGAATACTTCGGCGTCAAAGAAAAGGAGTTTTCATTAGCCCAAAATAAAATAAGCGATATTTTAGACTGGGCAGCTAATACCGCGAAATCTAGGAAGATGTCGGATATTATCGCCACGATAGGCAAGACTGCACGTAAATTGTCATCTCCAGGTTATACCGAAAGACCATACGCAATTTTGTATAGGTATATTAAACTCGAAGCAGAAAAACAGATGGCAAATCCTCAGGCTAAAAAAGATATAGAAAAAGAGATGTCAGCCTATAAAAAATAGCTGACTTGACAAATACTAAAAAGATGTTTTATGATGTATTATCTTCGTGAATTTAGATTCTTCTAGTGATTAGATTTAGTATTACCTTCTAGACCGTTCTGGGGAAAGGTCTTGTGAAAATCTGTACTAACATCCAAAAATTATGCAAAAAGATCCTGCCGAGAAGATTGCTTTTACACTACTAGCTAAATATAATGAACCTGCGGATATTATTCGTAGGTGTATTTCTTCTGTCGCTCCATTTGTCGATGGCGTTTTCCTCACGATTACTAAAGACTCTCCAGAAAGTGATACCTCAGAACTTGAAAAAGTTGCGAGTGAATTCAATGCCAAGGTTTCCTATTATGATTGGGTTGATGACTTTTCAATGGCTCGTAACTATGCCCTAGAACAAATTCCAAAAGAGGAGTATGGGTGGTTTTATTGGCAAGACGCAGACGATATTCTTCAGAATGCAGACAAGCTTCCAGAAATTCTTCATGAAGCAATTCTTAATAGTTGGTCAGCAGTGTTTTTCTCATATTGGTATGCAGTAGATCTTGACAAAAATGGAAATGTCAGAGAGGTTGTTATCGAACACAAGCGCGAGAGAATTCTTCGACACGATGGAACTTACAAATGGGTGGGTAAAATTCACGAAACCTTAATAGAACAAAAACCCTCAACTAAAGTTTTAAAGAATGAATGTATTGTTGTTCATTTAAGTGATAATAAAAGACTGGAAGTTAGCTTAGATCGAAATATCAGAATCCTCGAAAAAGCTCTTAAACTTGAAAATAGAAAAGATCCTCGTACTGTCATGTATCTAGCTAAAGCTTATTTCGATCGTGCCAAATTTAGAGAGACCGAAAACGATAAAAAGATAGATTTTGGTTTAGCTAAAGCTTTATTCCTTGAATATCTCCAAGGTGCGGGAACGCCAGGTCAGGAGGGATATCAAGAGTCTTCAGGTTGGGAAGAGGAAAGGTCTTCAGCATGGGCTTATCTTGCAGATACTTTTAGATTGGAAGGACAATACAACCAATCAATTAAATGTTCTCTGAATGCTATTGCAGAATCTAATCAGTTCCCTGGATATTATCTCGATCTTGCCATGACCTATGTTTTGATGAATAAATTTGATAAAGCTGACATATGGCTCAGAATTGGTTTAAACATTCCTCTACCACAAACCACCCTTATTACTAACCCACGAGATTTGAAAGCTAGAGCTCTTGAAGTCGATTACCACATTGCTATTGCCAAACAAGATCTAGATAGGGCATTTAAGGCTTCTGAGGGGCTTAAAAAGGTCCTTCCTGATATAGAAGCGGTTGAAGAGAGGTTAAAGGTTGTTGGTAAGCTTAGAGAGGCAAACCATGCAGCTCAATCACTTGTTTATTTGTCTCGTTATCTTGAAGCCTCTGGTGAACCACAAAAGATATCTGATCTTATAAAGGCTATTCCTACAAACCTAGAACAAGAAAGATTTTATTCAGAAATGAAAAACAAATATCTTCCTCCAAGAATTTGGGATAAGGATGAAGTTGCTATTTTCTGTGGACCTGGATTTGAGAAATGGTCACCTAAAAATATTAAAGACGGAATAGGTGGTTCAGAAGAGGCAGTTATTTATCTATCAAAAGAACTCCATAAACTTGGATATAAGGTTACAGTTTTTGCAGATCCACGCGATGATAGGGGGGTTTATGAGGGAGTTACTTATGTACCTTTCCATGAAATAAATATTAAAGATAACTTCAATATAATGATTTTCTGGAGACAGATTGCTTCTGTTGATGCCAATATTACAGCAAACAAAACTTACGTGTGGTTGCATGATGTACCTACTAATCCAGAGTTTACCGAAGAGAGAGTTGCTAAAGTTGATAAAATATTTGTTTTATCTGACTATCACAAGAGTTTACTTAGAATGAATCGAAAAGGTGAAATGATTCCAATGCCAGAAGACAAGGTATTTGTCACCTCAAATGGAATTAACAAACCAGCTATCAATAAAAAGTGGGCAAGGAAGAAACACTCAATGATTTGGACTTCAAGCTATGACCGTGGTCTTCCGTATTTACTCAACATGTGGCCAGATATCAAAAAAGAAATTCCTGATGCAACTCTTGATATTTATTACGGTTGGAATTTATACGACGTTGTCCATGCCAACAATCCAGCCAGAGCTCAATGGAAAAATCAAGTCGAACAAATGATGAAACAGGATGGTGTTACCCATCACGGCAGAGTCGGACATTCTGAGTTGGCTAAGGCATTATCTCAAGCAGAGGTATGGACATATCCAACCGACTTCCAAGAAATAAGTTGTATTTCTGCGATGAAGGCACAAGGTCATGGAGCTTTTCCAGTTGTCACCAACTATGCTGCTCTCAAAGAAACTGTACAGTCTGGTAAGAAAATTGATGTTGATATGACAACTAAGGATGGTCAAGAGACCTACAAACAGGAATTAATTAAATTCTTAAAAGAAGACTCTGAAAACGAAGAAAAGAGAAAAGAAATGATGAAAAATGCTGAAGATAAGTTTTTGTGGTCAGTTGTCGCAAGACAATGGGAAAAACTATTTTCAGAAAAAGTCAGCACAACTTCACCAACAGTGATAGATGCGGGAAAGGAGATGATTAAAGATGGCACAGTTTAGTCAAGAAATGCACAGTGTCCCTTGTCTAGTTTGTGGTAAATCAACATATGTTCGTTCTACCAAAGACAAGCCTTTTTGTTCCCGCATTTGTAAATCAGAATATATGAATAAAGTGAAGTATCACGGAATGAGATCTGAAAGATATGATGGTCCAACAAGACCAACAGGTTCTTTATAAAATGAATTCAATTAGAGAGAATTACAAAAAGTATTTAGATTATCCTAGTAGAGATACCAAGGATAATTATATTTGGTCTATTGCGGAAGCTTTACAAAAAGTCGACCACTCGGGGAGAAAACCAAAAGAAAAATGGTATGTCAGATTCTTTAATAAGATTAAAGGTCGTCTAGTAAAAGAGAAACCTTATAAGGATACATACTTTGCGATTAAGATGCCTTTTGACAAAGATGATTTTGCAGATTTGCAAATAGTCGACTTTAGTCCTAAAGCACTTACTGGAGATATAACTTCTGCTTTATATCCATCACCAGCTAAGAAATTTGTTATTTTTGCCAAGGTTGTAGGTTTTTCGGATTCTAATGATATCGAGTTTAATTGGGGCATGAATTATAAAGATTATCTTAAAGATAAATTTAAAAAGAAATGAATATAGCTTTTATTTGTGATAGTCCACCAGTTCACGCTGTTTATTGGAATGATGGACTAAAAGCCGCTCTAGGAGTATTGGTTAATCAATACAAGTGGGAGGTAGATATTTTTAATGTTCAGACAGATGATCTTAGAGATATTAAAAAAGATATTTATGATATAGGGTTGTTTTGGGGATCACTCATAGATCCAGCTTTTCAGTATAAGTATTTTAAAAAACAGGCACTTTGTTTTGGAGGAGGACCAACATTTAGTCCCGCTCTACACAATTTTGATTTGATTTTCGCGGAGTCAAAAACAGATTTTCTAGATTTCAAAAGGTTTGGAAAGAAAGTGATACAGGCTTTTGGTACAAATACTAAACTCTTTAAACCGATGCCTGATCAGCCAAAATCTTTTTCTTATTTATATCCAGCCGCTTTTGCCAAATGGAAACATCACGAAAAGTTCGTTGAGTTTATAAAAGAAAAAGAAAGCAAGTACGCAATAGAGCTCCCTCCTTTGGCTGTGGGACATATACAAGAAAATGGAGTAGAAAAAGAGTGTTATGAAATTTGCCAGAAGAACTATATTTCAGTTCTTCCACAAGTTCCATATTCAGTAATGCCGTATTTAATCAATGCATCCGAGCATGTGTATTTAAGTCCAGATGAAAGTGGCGGTTGTCAGAGAGCTGTTTTAGAAGCAAAGGCTTGTGGAGTTGATGTAGTTATAGATACTGATTCACCTAAACTTGTAGAGCTTAGTAAATTGACACCAGAACAGGTAAGGGAAAACTGGTCAGAAGAGGCTTATGCAAATAAACTCAAAAAAGGATTAGAGGAATTAATAAATGAAAAAGATAATTGAAGCACATAAAATATTTGTAACTGAGTCTCCTATCTATATGGCGGGAAGAACGCCACGTTGGGCATATTTACTTTATTATCCAATAGCATATTTAACTTTTATGTTTCTCTCTATATTTAACAAATGATAACTAAAAACAGAAGACCAAGACCAGTACTAAGAGAAAATGGAACAAAACTTTGTAGATGTGGTTGTGTTCTCCATAATACCCCTATTTTAATGACCATCAGTAAAGCTTCAAAATACAGACAAGCATCTGTTATAGAAGTTCCAGTTTGGAGTATCTCACGTCGCTGTGTATCTCATTCAGGCGAATGATAGGAGGTGAGCTTATGGATCAATCACAAGAAAAACCAACAATTTCATACGGAGACTTAGCAAGTTTATCCTCAGCATTAAAATTAGCTATTGAGGGTCATTTGATGTCTTTGGAAGAAGGACGTTTTATTTGGAAGAAACATATGATTTCTGTGGGATGGAAGAAAACCGCAGATAGTTCTGTCTCAGAAGATTTACCAGAAGTAACGGAAACTGTTGTTAAAAAAATTAAAGGTAAAATCACAACTAAGGTTGTATAAGGAGGTGTGTAAAAATGACAGACGTTTTTAGAAAATCATATAAACCAGTTAGTGTGGAAATGTCCTCTTTTGTTATCAAACTCAAGGAAAAAGCTGAAGAGCTTTATGCCTTACTTGATGATGCGGGAACACCAGACAATGGTAGGGAGATCGCTTTAGCTAAGACTAATCTTGAACAGTCCATCATGTGGGCGGTTAAAGGATTAACAGCTTAAGGAGGTGAATTTTATGTTTGGAAAACTTTTCAAAAAGAAAAAAGTATATGACGAAGTATCTGCTTTGTCTGAAAAAATGGCTTATGGAGAAATAGATAGAGTTTCCTATCGTGAATTTAACGAACTTAGGGAACAGTTTCTAGCCTTAACTAACTATATGGGTGTTAGAGTTTATAAACCTTATGGTTACAAAGTTGAAGAAAATGGACCAGTAAACAGTGGTGAAAATTGTGTTTCACAAGGACCAACTACTTTTACAGTAGCCATGAGATAAATATCTCTAACTGCTCATTCGCGTGAGTGGGCAGAAATGAGATTTTTAAGGAGGTGATATTATGCCGTTAATAAAAATATTAAAAGATTACCAACCTACAGAAGGTTGGAAGCCAGGACAGATAGTTGAAATAACAAATCCTTGGACATTGATCCGAGAGGGTAATGCTGTTTTGGTCACTGCTGATGGAAAAGAATTAGAAGAGGATAAAGTTTTGATTGAAGTTAGAAGACTTGTAAGAAGTAAAAGCTTCATAGATTTTGTAAATTCTGCTATAGCTAAACATCCCCGAAAAGAGGAAATTGTATCAGTTCTTACTCGCGAGGGTGTCATGACGCTAGTTCCAGAAGAGGATAGGTCAGAAGCTCCTGTCCCTGCAACTGTTGAAGTAAGCGAAAAGGAAGAACCAGTTCAACCTATTGAAAAGATAGAAAGACCTAAGCCTTTAATTACTGAGGAACAACTGAAAGCTAAGATAGAGGAATTAAAAGCTAAAAAGGATATTCCTATTCCAGGTACAGAAATACCAGAGAAATGAAAGTCATTACTTTAGGGACATTTGATACTCTACATTTAGGGCACATTCAACTCATTCAGTTTTGCCAAAAACTGGGTGATGTTGTCGTTGGTCTTAATACTGATGAGTTTGTAGAACAGTATAAACACAAAAGACCCGTTATGTCTTACGAAGAGAGAAAAGCCGTCTTAGAGGCTTTGGGAGCTAAAGTTATTCCTAATGACCAAAAAGAAAATGGAATTATTCCACTATTGGAAGAGGAAAAGCCAGAACTGATTGTTATTGGATCTGATTGGGCTAGGAAAGATTATGTTGGTCAGATTGGTATAACATGGGATCAATTGGATGATATGGGTATAGGTATATGTTATTTTCCAAGACACCTTAAAATGTCCACAACAATTATAAAAGAAAGGATTAAAAATTCAGTATGAAAATATCAGTAATAATGTGCAGTCTTCTTAACTCTCCAGATAAGGAAAAAGTTATCAAAGAATGCATAGATCTATTAAAAGGTTATGATGAGTTGATTCTCCTCAAGGTTCAACCTGGGGAAATGGGATATTGCGAGGCATGGAATAAAGCCGCTTCAAAAGCTTCTGGAGATTTTTTGATATTTGTCTCTGATGACAACTTTGTTACAGAGGGAAATTTACAAAGTATGTGCAAAGAAGATGAGGTTATTTCTCCAACAGGACACAATGTCGGTGGGGATAGTTTTTGGGGAGGTATGTTTTGTCTACCAAGAAAGATTTATGAAAAGTATGGACTTTATGATATGATATTTAACGATGGCATTCATTACATGGATACTGATTTGGCTAGAAGATATGATAAAGAAGGGGTCAAAATGAGTAGGACTACTGGCGTTGTGGTTGACCACAGAGATCCAGGATACACACTTAGCAAGATTCCTGACTTTAACTCTAAAGTTGAAAAGAACAAAATATTATATGAAGAAAAATGGAAATCCGAAAATTAGCGTAATAACTCCGTCTGTGAGGGGTGAAGGTCTACCGTTGGTTCAAAGAGCTTTAAGACATCAAGACTTTCAAGATTTTGAATGGATTATAGTTGGAGGATGGAAAAATCTAGGTAGTTTTGCCACTCACCTACAAGGTGTTTCTAATAATCCTAAATATCCCGCCGAGTATCCAATAATGGTTGATGAACCAAAAAAACTAAAGGGAGATGTTTGGTCTCTTAATAAGGCCTATAACGCTGGTTTAAGGGAAGCCAAGGGAGAATTGATAGTTAGTTGGCAAGACTATACTTTTGCCCGTCCTGATGCACTACAGGGCTTCTGGGAGCATTTTAAAGAAGAACCTAACACTTTAGTATCTGGATTAGGTAATAAGTATGAAACTGACAGTTGGGATGTGATGATCTGGGAAGATCCCCGCGGGAAAGATACATTTTTAAGTTACTACCCTACTGCTTTTAATGAGATTGAGTGGAACTTCTGTTCTGTTCCTAAACAGGCTCTTTATGATGTAGGGGGATTTATTGAAGACTTTGATCAGGGATATGGAATGGATGCCTACAATGTCAACGAAAGAATAGCCAGTCTGGGCAAGTATGACTTCAAAATAGATCAGAGTCTAAAAAGCTATTCCCTTCCGCATGGACGGGTAAAAGATTGGGAGGAAAAAAACTGGATACACGAAAATAGGTACGGAATCATGAAAGAAAAGATGATTAAAGAGGGTAAGTGGCCAATTGCTCCATATTTGACAAACGTCAGACAAACTGATATAGTTTGATCATGGTACACAAACACGCGACAATGCGTGACTTATTAAGAAATCCCTCAGGAACTCTTCCTAAAGATGGAGAAGAGTTGGTCGTTTCAAAGAATGGAATGCCCTCTTACCACATAACCCCAATTAATTCTGTCAACTTTATGGCTTCCTCACTGTCCCCTAGTGGTGTTCTTCGAAATGAAACTTTAAATATGTCTAAACAACCTAGCGGGGAGGTGACTATTCATGAGCACAAAAAATAAAAAGAATTTTATAGTTAGCTTTATTTTAGATAGGTCTGGATCAATGGAATCTTGTAAGTCTGCTGTTATATCAGGATTTAAAGAATATATCAACGGACTCAAAAAGTCTAAAGATGCTGTTAATACACGCTTTTCTTTAACCACTTTTGATTCTGAGAGTATCGATCACCTATACACAAATACACCTATCAAAGAAGTCGAACCTCTTAGCAATAAGACTTTCATTCCACGCGCAGGGACTCCGCTCTATGATGCAGTCGTAAACACAGTTGAATCCCTTGCTAAAGAAGTAACTGAAAAGCAACCAGTTTTAGTAGTCATTATGACGGACGGAGAAGAGAACTCTTCTCACGAACACGATGCAGATTGTTTTAGGGATCTTGTTAAAAAACTTAAAAAGCAAGGAAACTGGACATTTACGTTTATGGGTGCAAACCAAGACTCTTGGGCAAATGCTCAGAAGTGGGGATTTGATCAGGGAAATACAATGGACTTTGCATCAAGCGACGCTGGAACCAGAAGTGCATTTAAAGGGTTAGCTGCCGCAAGTGTTAACTTTATGGCAATGGCAAACGATACCAATGTACTAAGAGCATCAAACTTTTTCGACTCCAGTAAGGGGGGTGAAAAAGATGTACATTAATCATTTTCATACTCATAGCCACAACTGTTGTCCAATGGGTGGTGAACACTGTAAACACTATTGTTCAGGTTGTGGTGTGAGTTATTGTTGTAAGTGTGGTAGGGAATGGGGCGGATATGTTTCTGTGTATCCTACTTGGAGTTATTCTGTGCTGGGTACTGGTTCAAATGTGTCTGCAAATAGATCTTCATGTAGTCACGCTCATTAATTCACGGTTTGGCTTGACGTCAATGCCGTAAGTGTGTTTAGATATTAATACATAACCACGAGGCCTCCGAGCTAGTGGGAAGAAAAAGTCATAGATTATTCTGTGGCTTTTTTTGTGTTTTAAGGAGGTGATATATATGGCAGACGCACAAAGATTTGAAAACTTATCACAATCAGCTAGAGAATCATTGGTCAACTCATTAAGGAGTCAGGAAACTGATCCTAGTACTTACGTTGACGTAACGGGTGATACTATGATTGGAGCTTTAGCAGTTCCAACTATTGGTGTTACCAGCAACGCCTCTGTCAGTGGCAGTCTTACTGTGGGAGGGGCATTTGTAGGTTCTACTTTCTCTTTTTCAAGCAACTCAACAGGTTTGGGTGGTCTTGTTTTGGGATCAAATGTAACCTTAACCAACGCACTTGTAATTAAAAATACAGTCTTGGGTGGACCGACGACAGCTCCTATACAGTTAGTTGCCTCAACCGCTTCACAAGCCTTTTTTGACTTTCAGGGAGCAGTTATATCAACCGCATCACTCAATCTTGCAGCTAATCAAATGGCTGGAGTAATCAAAGTATGGATTAATGGAGTAGGTGGTCAGAATGTTGGATACCTTCCAATATTTAAAGGAGTTGTTTAACTTTGAATTGACAAACTTTCGAGTTTTTCAAGACAGAGGAGGTGAAATAAAATATGGCTAATCTATTAGATTTATACGCCGATGTAGGTGCAAACATTATCGGTGACGACTCAGTTGCAACATTCAGAGTTGAGAACACATCAACAGGTGATGGTCTTGACGTCCGATCAGCAGGTGCAACCGCAGTTGCTCTTAATGTCTCAGTCTCAGGAGCTTCAGGTGCAGTTTTGAAACTTAACAACATCAACAAGGGATTTGTTTCAACAAATTCAGTTGGTACTATCGCTTACGCTTTCAAAATCGCTATAGCAGGAGCTGCTAACGGAGATTATTGGGTACCTGTTTACACAGGAAAGGCTTAAGCCTGACCCAGGGCATGGGGTAGTCTTCGGGCTACCCCTAAACCCGAACAAAGAAAGAAAGGTGAATTATGTCAGCATTTACAGTATCAGAAATACAAAATCGTATTGCCACATTGGTCGATCAGTCAGCATCCGCACCAGATTCTAGTACGGATGAATTTGCGTGGAGAACAAAGCTTTTAGATAGATCCTATCAAGAATGGGCTTATGCCTATGATTGGGAAGCACTTAGAAAAGAAGTTTTTATTTCAGATGTTAGTGGAACTCCAACCATTTCCCTTCCAGCCGATTTCAGGAAGATGGCAATGCAACCAATCCTCTACAACAATAGTGCTGTCCCTGAGGGTCAAGGTTGGCCAGAGATTAAACCAGAAGACAGAAGAATGTATTTGAGTACGGATAATTATTTTTATCTCCTCGGTAGCCGTGGTAGCTACAACATGATATGGAGTCCAAATACTCTAGCTTCAGGAGCATCTTTATTGGTTTCTTACTTTTCATTTCCTACGATTCTTTCTACCGCATCACAAACAGTTGCAGTTCCTGACCCAGAATTTTTGGTTCAAAGAACTGTCGCTTATATATATGAAGTTCGTAACGATGCCAGATTCCAAGAAGTTGAAACTAAGGCACGAGAGTGTCTTTTGCAACTCATCGACAATGAAAACAACAGAGGTTTTTCTAATAATGACGATGTCATTACTCCAGAAAGACGAATGGATTTTCGTATAGGACGAGACGGTTAAAAACATGTTAAGAAGATTTCCTCCTGCCACATTTAAGGAACCTAAATCTGCCTCTCTCGATTGGAACAACTTTAGGGGAGGATGGAATAGTTTTTTGCGTCAAACAGAGCTCAGCAACAATGAGCTTTCAGACGCTACAAACTTGATGTTAATCGGTCTTGGAGTTCCTACCAAAAGATGGGGAACTGAGGACTATTTTACGGCAGGGGCAACTGGTTATGGTAGAGGTCTTATCTTTGGTAAGGACTCAAGTGATAACAGAGTTTTGTTGGCAATTACAGACTGGGGATATCTCACCAAAAAGTCTGGTACTACATACACGATGATAACAGGAGCTTCTTGGGCTTCTGGATATAACCTCGAGGGTATACAGATTGCTAATAAAATTTACTTGGTTAATGGACAAAGAGAGCTTGTTAGATATGATTTTACCAGTTTGGTTGGTTTTCCAACCCTAGCAGTTCCGACAGGCGTTACCGCAACCAACATTTCAGGGGCTACTGGTCAAACCACAGTTGCATATCAAATTACGGCAAATTCGCAGGTAGGAGAAACTCTTCCATCAACAGAAATTTCTCTTGCTTCAATGCCACAAGATTTGACTACAACCCTAGTCCGCTTACAGTGGACTCCAGTTTCAGCTGCAAGTGGTGTTCTTACGGGATATTCAATTTACAGAGGATCACCTGGAGATGAAACTCTTTTGGCAACTGTTGATAATGTCACAACTCAGTATTTAGATATTGGGTTACAGGCATCCATTTTGACTCAGCCACCAGCTGATGACACAACGGGTGGACCTGTAGGAAAGTTTATTGCCCGATATCAAGACAGAATTATTATTGGAGGAATTCCTGGAAGCCCTACTCTTATATACATATCTGGAAGATATCCATATCACGAGAGATTTTCTTTCGCATTTGGAGGAGGAACTCTTTTGGTATCACCAGATGACGGTCAAAATATCACGGGTATTAGTGTTATTAACGATAAAATTATTATCTTTAAAGAACATTCAGTCTATCAGGTTACATTGGGTACGATTGACGTAGGAACCACAACAATATTAGTTCCAACCTACACTTTGATCACAGCTGGTCAGGGTTGTTACAGTCACAGATCTGTTATTGCTGTTGATAATGATATTTATTTTGTTGGACAGGACGGTATTTATGTATTGGGATATGAACCAAATATATTGAACGTTCTTAGAACCAATGAATTGTCAGCCAAGATTAGACCATTCTTTGCTTCTCTAAGCCTAAGTGATTTACAGAATTGTTCAGCGGAATATTACGATAGAAAATATGTCTTAACATTTCCATCAGCACAAAAGACTATTATTTTTGATAAAGAAAGATTGGCTTTCATGGGTCCATGGAATACACCATTTGGCATATCTAAGCTCCTTAAATACACAGACAGCGATGGAGTTAGTAGATTGGTTGGAATAGATAGTACAGATAGCAAGGTTACCCACTTTGATGCCAATCTCAGAGACGACAAGGGAACTGCTTTTACAACAGTCTTTAAGTCAAGAAAAGAGCAATTCGGAGCTTGGGATGCTTTTAAAACCATTGATGAAATGTTTATGCAATTTAGAAATGTCTCTGGAACAGTTAATGTCAACGTCATTTTGGAAAACAGAGCGGGTGCATTTAGCACAGAAAAATCATTCACAGTTACAGGATCAAGTCAGCTTGGACAAACTGGTTGGGGTACAGATCTTTGGGGATCAGTAAGATGGGGCGAAACAATCAATGATCCAGGTGTATCAGCCGAGGAAATGTCTATTAGAGTCATTCTTGAAAAAGAATTTAGAACTATGCAACTAGAAATTTTAACAAGCGATAAACAAGACAATTACGAATTATTAGGTGTTAGAAGCACCGTCCACAGTCAAGGACCAGGAGTGGTTCCTTACACTTGGAATGTTTAGGAGGTGAATTACTTATGTCAGTAAATTTATGGGAAGCACCAACAGTTAACGCTTTTCCAGCTCGTCTGGATGGTACTCTTGATGGCTCAAGCACGTCTATCACACTTGATAGTACTACAGGCTTAGTAGCCCCAGGAGTTCTTTGTATTGATCGACAAGATGGAAGTGGAAACAATACTCCAACAAAAAGAGAATATGTTTCATTTACAGCAATAGTCGGCAATAGCGTAACAGGCGTTACAAGAGGAGTTGCATCATCACAAGCACAACAACACAGTTCAGGTGCATTGGTTGAAAGTTTGCCAAACGTTACTATGTGGGGAGATTTAGTTGACTTTATTCAAGTTGAACACAGTTCAGCTGGTGGTCACGTTATCTCAACGGCTACCGTCTCATACATTGAAGACATTCAAATGGCTGTTACATCATTAGCATCAATCGCTCAGGCAAATATAACCAACCTTATTTCAAACAAAATTATTATATCTAGTGCGACAATAACTGGTCTTATTAATGCCTCAGGGGCTTCAATTGTTGGGTGGGGTGGAGTCGGAGGACTAGCACCTTTTGCAATCGTTGGGGTTGTAGCTGCGGGAACAAATGTTACTCCTTACCTAACCGTAGAAGACGCAATGACTTTGAAATCTGTTTCTATGGTTTTGAAGTCACCTGTTTCAGGAGCTTCACTTGTCATCGATGTTAATAAAAATGGAACAACCATCTTTACAGACCAAAACACACGTGCGTCTATTTTAGCTGGAGGTACTTATGTATCAACATCATCTTTAGCCGTCACAGCACTTGTTCCTGGAAATCTTTTGTCTTTGGATATCGATAATGGAGCGGGTGGGGGATCTGATTTAACAGTCCTTTTGGAAACTTAATAACATGAGCGTAAATCTTTGGGAAGCAACCAACTACGATTTCTATACAAACTCATTGGCAACGGGTATAGCAAGTAATTCAACTATCATCTATCTGCCATCAGGAGCGTCTGGTTTAGTGGCTCCTGGAGTCATAGCAATCGATTTATATAGTGACGCGGGAGGAGCTTTGACTACCACTCTTCGCGAATTTGTTTCTTTTACAACCGTTACAACAGGTCAGGATCAAATATCTGGTCTTACAAGGGGTATAGGTGGTTCAACTGGATTAGCACACAATATTGGAGCTTTGGTTTACGGTGGTATAACAAATACCCACTGGACAGACTTAGTTGACTTCTTACAAACTGGACACGACGCAAGTGGCAAACACGTTATAGGAACAGCAACCATCGCGTACACGGAAGACATTCAAATGGCTGTTACATCGACAGCCTCTATTGCAAAGGCTTATATAGATACTATTCCTGCCACCACAGCTTTAATGTCTTTGGTTACGGTCTTTGCTATTAATGTCAGCGGAGCATCTTTGGTCGGTTTTCCAGCCCCAAATCCTGGAGGATTACCAATTATGTATGTAGCGGGAGGATTAGCTACAGGAACAAATTTGACACCTTACTTAATTGTAGAGGACGCCGTTACTCTTAAGTCTGTTTCAGCGACGTTACGATCACCAGTTTCAAGTGCATCATTAATTATAGACATAAATAACAATGGAACATCAATCTTTGATACCGCGACACAACCAAGTATTTTAACTGGCGGAACATACGTTTCAACAGCATCAATTAAAAATCCGTCTTTAGTATCAGGAAATTTAATATCTCTGGATATTGACACTAATCCAGGGTCTAGTGTGGATCTCAGTGTCTTATTAGAAAGCTAAAATGTCAAGATTACTACCAATTACAAACGAATCTAGCGACGGTCTCGGAAATCTAAGCGGGACAGCCGCTCCTATTGATTCATCATGCTCAGGGACAGCAGGTACTTACTCTTTGTCAGCTACTAATGCTTCTTTTGCCGCAGGACAACATATTTTTATACACCAGTCTCGCGGAACGGGTGTTGGTGCTTATGAAGAAAATATAATTGCATCATATACTTCTGGAACAATCACCACGGCTCTTCCCTTGGAAAATACCTACACTGACAGCGGTTCTTCTCAGGCTCAGGTTCTTGTTGTTCCCGTCTACAGTAAGGTTACAGTTGGTTCTACATATACAGTTAAAGCGTGGGATGGAAATGTTGGAGGAATTATCTTTATTAGATGTAGCGGAAGTGTAGACATTACCTCAACTGTTGCTGGAAACGGCGGAAACGGAAGTAATAGTGCTGCTCTTGATAATCAAACTGTGGCTGGTGGAACGGGTGGAGGTTTTAGAGGAGGACTAGGAAGAAACGACGCTCAAGATACCAAAATATCTAATGCAGCTGAAGGATCTGCTGGTGCAGAGGTTGGATACCAAAACTCTGCTAATGGATCTGGTGGAGGTGGAGGAGGAACGAATGCTAATGAAAATGCTCACGGAGGTGGAGGTGGAGGAAATGCGAGTGCGGGTACAACTGGTGGCGGAGCTCAAGGGGGAGTGGGTGGATCTGCTACGGGAGATGCTACTTTAGCAACAATCTTTTTCGGTGGTGGTGGAGGTGGAGGCTGGGTTCGTGAATCTAATGCGACATCAAGCGGTGCTTCTGGTGGAGCAATCGTTATTATAATTTGTAAAAAATTAAATCTTACAGGATCTATAAATGTAAACGGTGGGGTTGGTGGAGGCACGAACACTGGTGGAGGTGGAGGGGCGGGGGGATCAGTTTTAATTAGAACATTAAGCAGTACTATCGGATCTGGATTAATTACAGCTAGTGGGGGATCTGGGGGATCTGGAGGCTCAGCCAGTGGAGGAGCGGGCTCAAATGGAAGAATTAGAATTGAAACAGGCTCTTTGTCTGGTACTTCAACCCCATCAGCTAGTACAAACGTTGGAAATAACTCATGGCAAGGAAGTGTAGGTATAAAAGGATAATATGATAAACGTATCAGACATAGCTAATAATCTCCCACTCGTCATTACAATGTTGGGTATTTTCTTTACTGGTCTAGTTGCTGTCTATGGAATATTTGATAAAAAGATGAAAAATCGTATTAAAGAAGCTGGCGACTTAGATGAAAAAGTCAGAACTTTATATCGCGAAGAATCCGATGCTCAGGCTAAAAAAATATCAGAACTTACCAGTAAGATGGCTGAACTTGAAAAATCAATGGAAAAAATAATCTCCGAGAATAAAATAATGAAAGAAATTTTTCAAGGAAGAGATGGTCAAACGCTTGAATTTCAAAAACAAGGTTTTGAGGCGATTAAGACTGCCGCTGAAATTAAAAGCATGGTTTTAGAACAAAGAACTATTTCTCTACAAAACAAAGATGGAATTTTAAATGTTAATAAAAATGTCGAACGACTTGCTAAGGCTATTGAAAAACACTTACAGAGTATTGAAAAACAAGGAGGTGAATAATTAATGAACGATCAAAATTCAAAAAAATGGTATGAATCAAAGACTATCTGGTTTAACATTGTCATGCTTGTCTTGCAGATTGTTGGCCAGATAATGAATTCACCATTACTTGCCGATCATATGCAAGTACTTGAAATTCTCAGTACTGTTCAGACACTTGGAAACATTGTAATCAGATTCTTAACAGACAGTCCAGTTGCTAAGAGTTTAATTTAATGGAAACAAGATAAGGCCCAGAGCTTTCCATAACCTACCCCTCAGGTTTTGGCTACCTTACTCTGGGTCTTGTCATATTTCTATTGGTTTGCCTTGACATCAGGGCAGACTTTATGTTTATATTTACTTATACATAGCCACGAGGCGTTATTGCTAGTGGCGACGAAGACTCATTGTTTCAATGGGTCTTTTTTTGTTTTAACGGAAAGAAGGTGAATTAATAATTTATGATTTTATCATCATCAAAAACTCAAGCTCCAATGTCTTCAGGTGGAATGTCTGTTCCAGCGGGGACTCCTGTTTATAGTGCTCCAATGTCAATTCCAGGGGCTTATAACACTATGGGAAATTATTACAATGCTCCCGTAGCCACACCTGCTCCAGCACCAACCCCTAAACCACAAGGAGGATCTGGTCCTACTCCAACAGCGGCAACAACCGCTCCAGCAGGATCTGGATTTGACATGAATGCTTGGAATGATGCTCTTAACACTTATTATTCTCCAGCTTACTCTAGATTGGATTCTCTTGCTCAACAGTATAGGGACCAAGAGCCTTTAGCAGAACAGCAGGTTAATAATCAATATAACCAAGCGTTAATACCTATTGAAGACAACCTTAATACAGGAACGTCAAATATATCTCAACAGAGGCAGGATGTTTATCAAGGACAGCAATCAGCCATATCTCAGGCTAGACAACTCTACAACGAACTTATGCAACAAGGAATTGCAAAGTTTGGTGCAGGATCTTCAGCAGGACCAGCTTATGCTGCCATCCTTGGAAAACAAACTTCATCTAACATAGGTGGAGCAATGCAGACTGCTACAAACGCAAACAGCAAACTTGATTCAGAACTCAATAACTTAACAAAGTTTATAGGATCTCAGAAATCAAGCTTGGCAGAACAGAAGTTGACAGCTATTGGAAAGGTTCAACAAGATCTTAAAGATAAGTTGGCAGCTATTGATTCTCAAAAAGGTCAGTTAGACCAGAGCAAGGCAGAACAACAGATGCAAGCTTTGATTGATGCACGAAACAGAGCCTATCAAATAGAGGATGCTTCAACTGCATTCCAGAGACAGATAGATTTGTTCAACGCACAAACACAGGCATCTATTGCACAAAAGTACAGTGTTAACAATGGAATTAGTAGTGATGCTTTATCACAATTCACTAAGTTAGCACCTATTTTGGGTATTCAGCCAGCAGCTCAAGTATTGGGAATAGACCTAAGTAAGGTTCAAGGACAATTAACTCCTTACGCAACTGGTACTTGGATCAATCTAGGAAACGGAACTTACTATAATAACCAAACAGGTGAATATAGTCAGACTCCTCCAGCTCAGTCAATTGATGCAATCTCGGGTATATTAACAGGGAATCGTTAATCTAATGCCCCCTGTTAAAGATGGACATAGATTATTAATTTCTCATGGCAATAAACCTTAAAGATATAGTAGCTAGTGCCAAACAGACTTTCGCAAAAATTGCACAAAGTCCAATGGCACAAGCTGCCGTCAAAACAGTTACAAATTTACCACAGACGTTCTCAAACCCTGTGGGTTCTCCTGTTGTTCAACAAGCCTTTCAAAACATCTCCAACTGGAGACCAAACCCTCAAAATTCCATGACTCTCGGTCAGGGAATATCTAAGCTTCCAGAACAAGTCAAAACTGATTGGCTTCAGGGTGGTTTGGTTAAAAACAATCCATTATTAGGAATGGTTAATATTGCTGGTTACCATCCATCAGAACAAGCAATGAGCAACTTGGCAGCACTTCCTGGATCAATCTTCAATACTTATGCCCGTGCAGTCAGTGTTCCATTTAGACCAGGACCTCTATCAAGTAAGATCGGCGATATTGCCGCTGGAGTAGGTTCTATCATGGACCCAATTCAAGGACCAATTGGTGGAGCTTTTGGGGCAGGCATGAAAGGTATAGACAACCTCACAAAAGGTCAGCCGTTTACACAAGACATGGGAGAAGCTTACACAGAAGGAACTCAATTTGGTTATACCCTAACTCCTCTTAGTAAAATTACAGGAACAATTTTAGAGCCATTGGTTAGTAAGTTTGCTCCAGTTGAAATTCAAAACATCAATCAATATTTGAATTTAGCAAAGACAGCTGGTTCTGAGGGAATAAGAAATCAATATCTCAAATTAGCCGCTAAAAGAATCATTCAAAACCTAACCAAAGATAGCCTTGAGGGTGCGGTAAGTATGGGTCTTTTTGGTGCCACAATGCCAGCCTCAAACAAAGAAGAGAGAATTAAGAACATTCTTGATCAGGGAATAATGGGTGCAAAATTTGCAGCTGGTATGGGTGGAATTAAACTAGGTGTTCAGGCAGGAGTAGGACAACTTCCAGGTTTAATCAAAAACACCAAATCGGAAGACATGCCTCTTGGTTTATCTGTTAAAAAGCTAACCAGAGAACAACATTATCAAAACCTAGCAGAACAGCAAGGAACTGCTGATTTGGGTGGAGGCAAGAGCGTCGTAACACAACCTCTTGGTGAAATGAATATAGAAAAACCTGTATTAAAGGCAGTGGACGCGACTTTTGATGAGGGAACTGGTAGCTCAGGTTTTCATAGAAATTTGGATAAGGTAAGTAACATTAAACCAAGTTGGGCGATTATATACAAAACTAAACCAAGTCCTGAATTGATATCAGCCGCAGAAGAGGCTGGTCTTAAGGTTAATGTTCGTAAGAATGGTATTACCGATGTCTACGCAGAAGATATATCAAGAACACAAACTCAAAAAGCCCAAAATATTTTCGATAAGTTTGCGGAGATATACAAGACAAAGAAAGCAATGTCGGTTGCTGAACCTGTGGACATTAAGGGAAAAACAGCCCCTGTTCAAACAGAAGTAACACCTCCATCACCAGAAACACAAACCATAGCTCAAGATATTACAGCTGGTACTAATAAGGCACAACAAATTCAAGATTTGATGACTGAAAATCAGAGGTTGCTCGCTGATCGTGCCCCAGGGGAGTCTATGACTGATTATTTCAAGAGGAATGTTGATGCAGAAGCTAAGATTAAGGCCAACAAGGAAGCAATTAATAACTTAATACAAGGTAAAGACAGCGGACTAATTAATGCGGAAGATTTGCTTAATACAGATACGTCTAAACTTCCAGACCGCGTTGGCGGACTAAATGTTAAACGTCTTAAGCTCTCTGAATCAGGTAAAAAAGTTATTGCAGGAATACAACCAGAATTAGAAAAGATCAAAGGCAGAACTCTAACTCACAAGGAAATAATTGATGCATCAGAAAAAGCCCCACTTCTTGAAAGAGTTGTTACCCGCGCGGAGACCAAAGCCGTCGATGCGTCTCTTTTGGCAACAAAGGCTCATATTAGCAACCTAGATAGATCAGTTGAACAAGCTCTTAAGGAAGGGAAAAATCCTAAGGCATATATATTAGACATGCTTGAGACCTCTAAAAAAGTTTCAGCATACAATTCTGATGTGGCTCGAAGACTTGAGGCTAACAAGGTTAACCCAGAGGAGCTAAGCACAAGAGCAAGAATTTTATCCGATCTAGGTAAGATAGAAGCTGATAGTAATAAACTTGCCGAAGAGGCTGCAAAGGTTGATTGGAATGATTCAAAGAGCATTCAACAGTTTTATAGACAGTTTGTTAAACCAGGATTGAGGGAAATAATTGATGAGATGAGATACAATAACATTCTCTCAAACCCAAAGTCACAACTAAGAAACATATTTGGAAACTTGACACAGACCTTTGTGGTCAGACCAGCCACAGATATTCTTTCAGAAACACTAAAAGGTACAACTTCTGGATTAAAAGGACAGGGTTTTGATTTGTCTCGTGGCTTGAAAGCTGGTGCTCAATATTACAAGGGATCATTGGGTGCATTCCCTGAGGCAAGTAAAGCCTTGATGAATGCTATTAAAGGCAAGACTCCTGTAGAAAAACTCGATATAAACTTTATGCCTACTGGTGTTCTACCAGAAAAATGGAATCTTCCAAGTAATTTGATGGAAGGTATGGATAGATTCTTTACCACTCTCATCATGGGTGGAGAGATGGCTCAAGGAAAATCTGCTTCATCTGCGGAAACTTTGGCTAAATATTCACTTTTCAGAAATAAGCTTGACCCATCAAACAATTCTGGACAAGGAATACTTCTTTCAAAATTAGACAAATTAGGAGTTGGTATTAACCAAATGAGAAACTGGCTTCCAGGTGGTAAATGGATGGTTCCTTTCTTCAATACTGGTTTTCAAATAGCAAAGCAATGGATCGAATATTCACCAGCTGGTCTTGCAACTATTCCAGGGGCTGCCGACAAAGAAGAACAGTTGGCAAAGGCACTTATTGGATCAGGACTCTTCATGTTTGGAACAGCATTGGCAAACAGCGGAAATGTAACATGGGCTGCACCAACCGATCCAAAAGAAAAAGAGTTATTCTATGCAACAGGAAGAAAACCATATTCTATAAAGATCGGAGAAAACTGGGTACCAATGAATTATCTGGGAACAATATCTCTTCCTTTTGCCGTACCTGCGGCTATGCATTACTGGAACAAAGAAGCTCCTACTGCGATGACTGATAGTACCCTTCAAAAAGTTGGAAAGACAATGCTTTCAGGGGTTCAGCTTTGGGCACAACAGACATCAATGGCAAACGTTGAAAATATACTTAAGATGCTTCAAGGAGACATCGACACTTCTTTGGCTGGATCTGCTGGTTTTGCTACCGCTCAAATAATTCCAATGGAAGGATTTTTGAGATATGTTGCTCAATTTATAGACCCTGTTTATAGAAAAGCTGGAGGATTTTTGGGTAATATTGAAGCTGGTCTACCTTTGGTTAGTATGACTCTACCATCTTACAAAGACCCACTCGGCAACACCGAAAAGAGATCTTTTATCAACAACTTCCTGCCATACGACATCAGCAAGTCAAATATTAATTATGAAATTCCTTATCAGATGAGAATGTCTCAATTGCAAAGTAACGCGATTGAAAACAATATACAAAAACAAGCAGAGACTTTTATAGAACAAATGCACGGAGTTCCACAGGACGTTGCGTTAACGCAACTCACCGACATGCAGAAGAATAATCCTAAGATGTTCCAAAATGTAAAAGACTTATTGCAAAAACAAGGAGAGGTTCAAAAAGCTGGATTGCAAGGGTTGTACACCACTCAGCCTGGTCAAGAGCCAGGTAGAGCTCTCTATATCATTAATAAGGCTAAAGAATTAAAAGATCCAGAGAAGATTTCAACATTCTTAGACAACCTACAGAAGTTGCAAGTCTTGACTCCAAAGGTCATTGTAGAAATTCAAAAGCAACTCGAACAAGGGAAAGCCCCAACCAACTACGGAGTCAACCCATTGGAAAAGATTAAATATTTGTTGGGTGTTCCAGAGGCTAAAGCTGCCGATATTGGAACTACTCCTACTGTAAATTCGACTGCAACACCAGCACCAACAACCCAGCAAACACCAACAACAAAGAGTTCTACCATTCCTCCTGCCTCAATGCAGAAAATTATGAATACTTTGAGTTTGACTTCTTCAAAAAAGAAAGTCAAAATACCTCAGAAGCTAATTACAGCCGCAGGAAGAGTGCCAAAAGCACCAAAGAGTAGAAAGTTTTCACCAAAGAATACAAGCCGAAGTGGTTCATTAAAGGCTGGAAGTATAAAAGCTCCAAAGATTAAATCAGCAACTGGAAAAGGAAATTTTTCATTGAAGTCACTTAATATTAAGTTTCCTAAGTTTTATATGCCTAGACCTAGAAGAAGTAAAATCAAAGTAAGATGAACCCAATAGAACAAGCTAAAAATAACTTTACACATTTACTGAGCACTATTCCAGTGTTGGGTAAAATGTTTGGTGGATCACAACAACCAGTCGCGACCCCTCAACCATTGGCGGCTCGTGTCACAGGATGGAATCCAGTTTCAGATGGCTCTGGCTATTTACCTGCCTACGACAATGCACCAGCTCAGTACAAATACATACCAGATCCAACTCCACGAGCACAAAATCCTGTTCCACAGGCAGTTGCCCCTAGCCAACCCGTTCCACCAATGACTCAGACTGCCGTATCTGGCCAGAATGGACTTGTCAATCGAGGAAGACTCCCAGTTTTTGATACTCAATTTAAACCCAATGAAACAGTAGTGGACGCTATCAATAAGGCAGCTACAAAATACAACGTCCCTGCCCAATTGCTTTTTGACATTGGTTATTCTGAGAGTTCACTTGATCCAAACAAACTTAATCCTGACGCCCCAGCTCTTGATCCCGAGGGTCTTTTCCAATTTACTAAAGGAAGTTGGTATGGAGGACCAGATGCAAATGGTAATTGGCAACCTGGAATATTGAAACAATATGCAACTAATCCATCTATGAGCCTTTATAATGTACTTCCAAGCAATAACAGGCAAGATCCGTACACCAACGCTTTGGCAGCGGCTTACTTAATTAAATATGGTCAGTTGGGTAAATGGGATGCAAGTGAATGGAATTGGGGCAATCAGTGGTCTCCGCAAGAACTTGAAAATCTAGGCTTCTATAAACAAACTATTTATCACAATCCAGGTGAACGTGCGAGCGTAAGATTGTCTAAGAAAACAAACAAATAAAGAGGTAAACGACTTGACTTTTTCTTTGAAAGTAGTACTATTAATAAGGAGTCACAGCTCCAAATATGCAAATACCTTTGCCCATTTTTAGTCAGAGAGATCCTCGTTGGAAGGACAAAAAATTGGGTATCTCAAGTAATTCTATAGGGGGGTACGGATGTTTAGATACCTGTCTTGCCATGGTTGCAAAATACTACGGTAAAGATACTGATCCAGATAGGTTAAACTCTGCTTTAATTAAACTTACTAATGACACCAAAGAAGCGTGGGGATATAAAGATGGTGATTTGTACATATGGAAGTCAGTTACCCAAATCTATAGTGATATAACCGAAACTAAACAGGTCTTAACTCCAAATCCTGTTTCCTCAACTCAATTTAATTCAATCAAAGCTGAAATTGATGCTGGTCGCCCAGTTATAATAGAGGTTGATTTTATTCCTGCCACTTCAGGTATTGATATGCACTTCGTCGTTATAATTGGTTATACAGATAATGGAGATGGAACAGTTACTTGGATAGTTGCAGATCCTTGGTATGGTGACGTTTCAAACCTAACTCGTTATTGTAAAGATGGTTTGGCTAAAAATCAGGCATACACCATACAAAGATTTGTCTTTACTTTCGGACCAATTCCTACTCCAGCAGTTGATAAACCAAATGATGATCAGGTGCGTGCTCTATCTGTAATTAATTCTGGTTATAACGATTTACCAGCTGATGATAACAAACCAGGTAATTTAGAGTCTTATGCTCGCAGAATGATTGATGAAGATAAGGCATTTCCACAGGCAGACAACAAAGCAAAACAGTTTGATGCTTTCATCGAAAAATGGTTTAGAGAATGGACTTTAGCCGAAGATACTAACGGAAATAAAAGTCATCAGATTATTTTAGAGGAAGAGATGGGTAAATTCTTAGGTTTCGAAGACAAGAGCACAGAATACCGTGGAGCAATAGAAAGTCTTGTTGGACACTTTGATGATGATCCAGCTCTACTTAAAGCATTGGAGGCATTTAAAGATGAATTAGACGGTCTAAGGGGCAAGCTTGAAGACTGTCAGAAAGCACAATTACCAAAAGGATATCTTGTAAAATCTGTCACTTTTCGCTGGTTTAATAAAAAGGATTATACGATTAATATCTATGACCCTTCTTTAGCCCCAAAAGACACATCTAACGATTCTTAAGCTATTACAGCTTCTTCTTTATTGAGATCCTTTGGTGAATCCAAAACGACCAAGTCTTCCATGATGATTTCAGTCTCTCTATGTTTTTGTCCCTCGGGTGTATCCCATTCACGAGTAGAAAGTCTTCCTTCAACATAAACCTTGCGTCCTTTTTGTAAAATTTTGCCACAGATTTCTGCAAGTTTCTGCCATGCTACAATTCTATGATATTCAGTACTTTCTTTTTCTTCACCGCTTTCTGTTCTCCAACTTCGATTGGTTGCTAAGGCAAAAGTACATCTCATTGTACCAGGAGAAGCTTCACGCATCTCTGGGTCTCTCACTACGTTACCTATTAAGGTAACCTTATTCAAACTACCTTTACTTGACATTATATTAACATTTCACCTCCATCTAATTATCTTTTCCATAACTGCCAGTTAGTATAAACTTGATATGTTTACACTCGCGTCCACGATACATGGAGTCGGGGCAGTTGCAAATTAAGAATTTGGAGATGGGATATACTCGATACACTCGCCCTTTTTTTGATTGGGAGTGCACATATATGAAAGTTTTCTTTTTATCTGATACGATGGGCAGCATTGTATAGTTTGATATAGTTATATCAGGTTTGTTCTATAAATGCAAATCAGATCATTTCACGCACACTGAAGCGATTTCCGATGAAGTATCTCTTTTTTTCTTCGTTTAGGAATGATCCTACAGCAGTCCCCGCAACACCAGCCACAGTTTTAATAAAACTAGCAGCACCTTGCATCTCACAAATGTCTACTGGATTCTTTGAGTCTTCTGGAACTTCGTAGTTCTCTGCCCATGATATTTCGAAAGTCATTTTAGGAGAGAAACCACAATGTAAAAGGGAAAACACATCAGTTAGATTATTTTTTTCTAATTCGACCTTACCAATCTTTGTTTTGACAAACTCTACTCCGTTCCACAACTTTTGTATTAAAGCTCTAGACGCTTGATTGTCAAAACAATCTATTACTAAATTATAATCACCAAAAGTAGAGTGACCGCTAAACTGTTCATTTCTGGTCTTTATTTCTTTTCCAAACCACTGATAGATGTTATATTGAAGTGCATCGACCTTAAACTGACCTATTTGATTAGGCATGTAAAACTGGGTTCCAGCCTGAACGTTACGCTCTTCTATTTTATCAAAATCAAGCACAGTAATATCGACCTCATTTCTGAAGTCTGAAGCTAAGTTGGCGGTTAAGTTACTACCCAACGCCCCCGCACCAAGAATCAATACTCTTTTCATTTTTTGCTTTGGTCTTTCATTTCACTAAGAATTGCCTTTAATAACTCTACGGTTTCTTTTGCTTCATCTTGTGATAAAAACAACCCTGATGAACAAAAGTCTGTACTTCTGACATAAATATCTCCATCCTGCTCAAGTGTAGCTTTCATTCTTTTGCCAGTAGCTTCTATTTTGTCGTATCTTTTTTTTCTATTTAGTATCATATTCTTTTAATCCACCCCGTTTCATTGTGATATTTACCATTATAGTAAATATACTTTTTAAAAACACCCAATTTTTCATATCCGTGTTTTTTGAGAAATGACTCCATTGGAGGGTTTTCAATGGTAAATGCCGTTATCATCCTTACTGGCCAGTTCTGTTTGGCATATTTCTCAAGAAAACTAATTAGTTCTGAACCATATCCCTGCTTTCTGTGCTGGGTTTTAATGTAGGTAGCTCCTATTCTAGCCTCAGATGGAATACTCAGAAAATCAAGTTGTCCAAATCCTAAGAGATTGTCGCCCTCCTCAATGACAAAGATAACATTCCACCTACCGTGTTCAAATTCTAAAAGACTTCCCCCACTATGAGCTAAGACCCTACTTCCCCACTCATCGTGGAGTAATATGTCTCTAAACTCTTCTGCATCTTTTTTGGTTAAATATCTTATTTTCACTTTAATGTTTTGGTTGCCATATCTACACTTGATGTTTCTCTCTTTTCAAACTCTTCTAATTTAAGTTTTCCACTCTCCCATCTCAACTTATCACAATCCCAACAAGTATTAAAAAGCCTAATGTACATTCTATCCGACAAACTAAATGGTTGATTGTTACAGTCAGGACATTCTAATAAATTCATTCTCCGTATTCCCCGCAAACAGCATTATACACCGCTGTCAAGTGGTCTTCAATCTCATCTGTAGATAATCCCTTATCTTGCAAAAAATAGGCTTGTGATACAAATACATCTTCGTCGGAAGATTTCCACCACTCATTTGGTTGGGGAATTTTTTTGACAATCTGTTCAAGATTTTTATCAACTTTGTATGCAGTCACGACCACAAAGATATCGTCAGCCTCAGAATATACCACTCTAAGTCCCTTGTATTCTTTAGCTTTTTTACCATCTCTCCAAGATACGGGAGTTCCAACCTGAACAACTATCTCGACGTCTTTAACGTCAATTCCTCTTTCTTTAATCCGATCCTCAGCATGTTTAGTTAAATTGACTATCATTCATGTACTTTTTTACCTACCACCATTCTCATTAAATTTTCTCTCTCACCAGCTTTTGCCATTTCAGCATGAAAGTCTACATTAAAGTTATTAAAAAGACTGTAATCTCTAGCCATACACCCCGCTAAACCTACCCAGCAAACAGTACACAATCCAATTTTTCCCATTCTTCCCATATCCAAATTAACATAGGGTACAGCTCCACACCTAGCACAGGCAGTTAGTAAATCCATTATTTTTTAATTAAACTTTTCATTCTATAAATAAGTTCCCTTGTGGCTCTAATATCTTCCATTGAATCGTGTGCTCCAAATTCAATTCCGAACTGTTGACAAAGGGTAATGAGCTTGGTATCTGGGACTTCCAACATTCCAGAATAGATCAGAAAATTGGCAATGAATCTACTGTCTATACATCTCCAATTCTGCCAACTACCAAAGTAGTCATCCCCGCGACGCTTAAAGAATTCGGCGAGGAAATCAATATCAAACCCTACGTTCTGTCCAGCGGGATAAAATTTATCGTTCTTATCAAATTTGTCTATGTAAGTTTCAAAGATTCCTATTATGTCCTTATATACCTGTTCTGGTCTTTCAAAAGTTTTAAGTTCGTCTATGGTAATACCGTTAACCAGCAGGGCTTCTGGATCTATATCTTCAAAGCTGTCTGGTTGTACACGAAAGTCGAACTCCTCTTTAATTTCTCCATCAATCTCCACAATTCCAGAAAGCTGAATAATACTATGTTTTCTGGGGTCTGTACCAGTTGTCTCCACATCAAAATATAATATTTTCATTTTGGCTCGATACAAACTTTCCAACTATCAAAAACTCTTTTAGTCACTTGCAATATTAATTTATATTTAATAGGTCTCAATTTTCCAGTAAAGACATCATTCCAATATTCCTCTTCTTCGCTATCTTTATAAGCCCTCCTTGTCATTTCATAACAAATTTCACATTGCATTGTGTGACCGTCATTTTTAAGTATCTTTGTTTCTAGTTTAGCCATATTAAGAAAAGTAATTTGCCATGTCTTTCCAGTTAGTAAATCTTATTGCTCTGTCATCTATATAGGCAATTGCGGGGGGTTTAGTATTTGTTACTTCTAATTCTAAATCCATTTTGATCAGCCACTCGCGAACATCGTCAAGGTTTTCTCTAGCAGTGAAAATAACTACATTGAACCCCTTTGCCTTTAGACCATCAATAACTTCTTTACAATCTTCCTTTAGCGTCCCATAGATAGATCCCCCATTCCACCCTTTTTCATACGAATGGACGACTCCATCAAAGTCGACTGCTATTGTTTTAACATGTCTAAAGTTTTTACTCATTTTAAAATAATGGGTTGTTTGTCACAGTGTGACCATAGCTTCTTAAAATTTCTGATGCAACACTGGTTTGATATATACCACCATATCCCTCATATCCATATTTCATTGCCCTGTCTATAATACCGTCTCCGTCAATTTCTTCCTCGTCTAGTAGATAAGGCAATGGATCTCTATCTATTAGAGAAAGAATGTCTTTCATTTTTGCAATAGCCTTATCCGCCTCACTTTTGACGAATTCATGAGAGTGTTTGACAAAGGCATCGTTGGTGACAATACCTATACCCACCACAGGAATTCCTAGCCTGTTAGCAGAAATTACCTCAGGAGTCATACTCATTCCAACTACATCAGCTCCCAGCATTCTAAGGGCTTGTTTGTCGGCAAATGTTTCGTAGTGTGGACCTCTCATAAACACATGGATAGCTTCTTTTTTAATATACTTTCTGGCTTTTTCTGTAAGGTTTTTATCAAATGGTTGAGAGAGATCAATAAAACTAGGTCCGTTCCAAGTTGATTTGTAGAAGAGAGTTATAAGATCTGTAATTAATACAGCGTCACCAACGGTCAAGCGAGGGTTAAGAGATCCAACCGCGGAGACAACAACTAATCTTTTTGCACGTTTAATATCTTCAACAATATCTATTTCTGAAGCTCCCTCATAAATGTGTTGTCTTTTAATTCCGTCTGTTTCAATTGTTCCTGAATAAATCATAGTATATAAGATTTTTGTATTAATATATTTCTGTAATCAAACACCTCTGGTCCGTTAAGATCTTTGGTATCTATAAAGTTTTCGCCAACTTGTATTTTAGTAAATATTCTCTTGGCTTCGGGATCTAGCTCTTTTCTTTCAAGCCACTTGTCCTTACTTTCCCAATATCCCATAAAAATAGTTTCTTGGAAGTAATCGGTAAAGATCTCTGTAATCGTGCACATTCGTGCAGGGAAAGGATACATCCAAAGAGCTTGAGCCTTTAAAGTAGAGATATCCTCACCACTAAGTTGCGTCATTCCAGGTGGGTGAGTGTGGGCAAGGAGAAAAGCTGATCCAGGTGATTTCTTGTGAAGTAAGTAAAGTAAATCTTGCGGAAAGACAACCATTCCAGGATTGCCCTCGATTATGTTAATCAAATTTCCATCCCGATCCACAATAGCTCCGTACTCTGATATATACTTCATAATATGATACTAACGTCTTATTCTTCCTTTGTCAAGGCTCTTTTCTTCAAGGAATTTAATCCAGGCACAAAATAGTGAGAAAGAACTCTTAGACAGATTCTGACTAGAGACAACAAATATTTTCTTGGAATACTTGTAGTCGTTCCGTTTTCGTTTGTTATTTCCAATCTCTGAGCTTCTTCCATCCACTCAAAGTTGGCATATTTAAGGTTTGATTTTATCATCTTTTTTCACCGCCTCTTCTTTTTTCTCGATTTTAGGAGCAATATACCATGTCCCTCGTGTATCTTTTTTGATTTCATTCAAAAGTTTGACACAGGCTTCTAATTCCTCAAGAGAAGAAAGGTTGATTGTTCCCCCTAATTTAGATTCAATAGATGCTGAAACAATCAATTTTCCACTTGAATTGGATTTATATTTACCCACCAAACCAAAATCTGAATCTTGAATAAAATGTGTTGCTTCAATTAAGCTTGTCTTTCTATAGTTTGTCATATAAAAGTCACCCCCTATTTACAAGAAAACTGGGGCTCTACCCCGTGTCCGCTTATATATTCGTATTGAAAATTTAACACACCGTTTGGACAGACTTTGAAAGCCGCCTCGGTGTCTCTTTCGTGGTCGTTCTTTTTGCAGACCTCTATTTCTTTCATCTCTTTATAAATTGTTGGAGCTTTAGATCTACCCAAGAAAAAAGCACCAACTATGATAGCTATTAATAATATAAAAGTTGAAATCTTGTGTGCGTTTCGATGTTCGTATGTCATATAAATAATTTGATCAAACCATAAATAAAGAGTCCAAACAACAGTAACGGAATTATGGATACAATTACACTAGCAACCACTAAGGCAACAACCACAACAAGCTTGGTCATTAATACCAATAAAAGTATAAAAGGCAACATAAATAATATTCCAAAAATTTTACTTTTCATGATCGTGTTATATAAAGTCCTCCATGCCCTACTCCGCCCTCTTCATAATAAGTCTGGGCAAGTTTAATAGCACTAGATAAACTGTGTTCTTTGTCATAACCACTAGCACAGAACCCCAACTCAAGAATTTGCTGGTTGTCTTTTATAGTAGAGGTTATTTGTTGACCGTTTATCTTCCAGATAACAACATAGTTTGACCCCTTTTTACTGAATCTTATTAACTGTCCACCTGCATCTTCAATAGTTTTTTGTAGATTACCAGCAAATGTGGCTCTGAACTCCTGTATTCGCTTCTGACGCTCCTCTTCTGCCAACTTAAGTGTCTCTAGCTCTTTAGCGGCACGGAACGCGTCACGTTGCAAACTGTGCAGTAGAAACACATATCTAATCTCTGGTGTCACTCCCCGAATGCCCTCTAGGGGTTTTTCGTTTTCGTAAGCCTCTTTTACTTGATTTATAACCGTTCTAGACGCCTTTGGGTCAGAACCACAAGAATAATAGTGACTGTCATCCCACTGAATAAAGCGGACAATATCCCAAGGGTTTTCATTCATAAAAGAGACATGGATTGTTTCTCCAAAACCTCGTCTAAAAAACATATCAAAATTGAAAGGAACTACATCCTCTCCCATTGGGTAGCCAACAAAAGTTTTCTGTCCTTCCTGTGCTTTGAGTATTTCTAAAGGAGTTGCTTTTCTCAAAATCTGCCACCTATTTCCCAGTTTCAAACGATACCAGCCATCTTCTTCATTGGTCTCTATTAAACGACCCAACGTACGACAAACTCCATTCAAAACTGGAGCAGTTACTTCTTTTTCTTGTGTAAATCTTTTAAGGTTTATTTCTGCCATTTTTGTTAATTTTTTCTATAACTTCATTTAGTTTATCCCTTAATAATAATAGCTTATCTTCTTCAGAATTTCCAGATGCTAAAACAAAAGAACCTTTGGAATTTAATGTCCACCAATCCCAACCAGTTAGTTCATCTACATCAATTTTTGCTATTTTTGTCATTTGTCTGGTTCAATATCTATCGGAATAGGCTGATCCTCTGTCGGTGGCCAATGATATCCTCCTTTTTTCCCAATTGGCAAGGAAAGAACCGACGGTTGATAGGGCGGTGGAAATATATCCGTTGGGTCTGGTTCTATTGCTTCTTTTTTTTTACCAGCAGGTCCCTCAACCCGCACTTTTTCTACTATGTCTTTAAAAACTTCATCTTCTATTTGGGCATCATCATACAATATTTCGTAAGGGATATTCTCGACAGTAATACGAAGTGGCTTAAAGACATCACACCTAAATACCATATCACCCGCGTGATTAGTGACGAGACTTAGTGACCAGTTATCTTTTTCATTTTCGGTATCTGAATCCTCTATGGTAGCTTCATCTGTTGTAGACCAAAAAGCTTCCATGGTGTTGTGAGAATGCCACCAAAGTCTCCACATGGAAATATCCTCATTTTGTTCCATAAGCTCGTTGTAAAATTTAGACTGAGACTTGTAATCCAAAATAACATTTCCACCAGAAACAACCTGTTCAAAAATCCTCAGATCCTCAATTGTAAATATCTCACCCTTTTCATCTCTTTTAATTTTAGCCATACCACCAATCTCATGCTTTGTGGCAAGAGTATAGGCTCTAAGTTTTTGATATATTTTAACTGGGATCAGTATTTTCATTGTTTTGGCTTTGAATTAATTCCGTTAATCTTTCCAAATTTCTTTCGGTCAAAACAGAATTTTCCGCAGGGATTGCTGACGCTTCCATTTGAGTTTCTTCTTGAACTTCAGATGCTTCGGGTCTGTCTAATGCCCACTCACCAGTGTTTGGAGAATATCTCAATCCATTTGCATCTAACCGTGATGGTTCTAGAACATCTCGTACATGGCTTCCCGCGGTATTACCACCTCCACCTCCATGTAAACCTCCACTAGCTCCGCCACCACCCATTGGCATTTCCTCTATCATCATTTCCCCAGCTACTTCACTATTTACTCTCGGTCGGTCACCATCAAAGTCTCTACGGTTGCAAGGAATTCTAGATATTTCGGTGCGTCCATTCATGTCAAAACTGCAAAATAATTTATAATCTCCACCTTCGTCATTTAACTCGATTCTTTGTATAGGTCTTCCCTCACCAATTTGCTGGATAAGTCTGACATAATAACTAACCGCAAAAGGCAACATTCCAGTTCCCCTTAAAAATTCAAAAGTATCCATATCGTTTCTTACTTCGTTGATTCGAGCTATGGTTCTACTCCAAGAAGCTATATAGGAATTAAGAGGGCTTACATAGGTGGCTGTGGAATAGACCATTTGTTCTGTTGCTTGTACAGATCTTTGCATTGCATCTAGAATAGATCGGTGGTCAAAAGTTGCTGAAACACCGTCAGATTCTTTAACTTTTTGTTCTTGCTCATATCTCTCAAAAGAGTAGTTAGGCTCTCTTGCCTTAGCTTTTGAACAAAACATACCCCACTTGGTATAACCAGCACCATCATGTGGGGAGCGGAGCAAATCTATAACATCCACAACTATTTCATAGAGATCTTGTTCTCTGTATTCTTGGTCTAGATCCGCTTCAAGTTCTGAACCATAACAAAATCGACTATTTGAAATATTTGGATGATCATAACTACCATGATATCTATCTAGATTAACAGCACGAATTCCAGCGTGAATATCCCCAGCCTTAAGATCAATCATTATCTGAAAACGACCAGCATCTTTATCTTTTCTCCAGTCACTCCTAAGCGATTTAGGAAGTTTAATTGGCATGGTTGTAATGAAGATTCTTTTCTTTTTATCTACAGAGAATGCGGTTACGGCTTTTTGTCCGTCTATTTCGTAGTTTTTAATTTTAGTGATAACCCGCCTAAAACTGTCCAATACTTCTTGTTTGTTTTTGTTAATTATTTCTTTGTATTTTTTCTCTAGGCTACCACGAGTAACAGAAATAGTTTTTTGTCTTTTAGTGAGGTCTTCTAATCCTGAAGCAACCTGTTCCCATTCTTTTTTGTTTTTATCCAGTTTTTCTTTAATAACTTTCTTCTTGAGTTTGAGGAAACTAACTAAGGCTTCAGCAGCCATATCTTCCACAGAGAGGGTAGTCCCTTCGCGGGGACTGGCAGGAGAAACACTTGCATCGATTCTAGTTGAATTGTCCATATATCACTTAAATACTAAATCTGAGGGGGTTAGCTAAAGCCCCCTCAGACACTAACCTTAACGCCCACCCTCAACATTTTTAGTGAGCAAAACTCTATCACCGTCTTCTAGCTCGTAATCCATTTCTGCATCCTCGCCGTTGACAGTTATTTCCTCGGTGGATTTTTTATTAACCCCAGCTGCTTCCAAGGCGTCCTGAACTGTGTGTCTGCCGTTGAGTGCGACCTCTTCGACTTTAGTACCAGTCCTCGCAACTTTAACTAGAATTCCTTCGTCTTTTCTTTTTCTTCCCATAAATACTCACCCCCATTCCTAGTATACCGCTAATGTCTCAGACATATCGACAGTTACTTCAAACGGTAAATCTTGTTTCTTGGCGTGTTTCTTAACAAGATTGGCAATCACAGCCGCTGACATAAAGGTGTTGTATGATATAGCTCTGGCAGTACAAGGCTCTTTGTGTACTTTTGTTTTTCTATTATCTAGTTTCTTTTGGTAACGGACATAAGACTCTATATTATTGTCTTCAAGAGAAAATACTCTAAGAATTTCTCCACCCATACGAGCATCAATAAACAACCCTGGTAAGATTCCGCTTCTTAAGTGTTTGAATAGTTTCTTACGCTCATCTAAAGAATCAAGTGCACAGATGACAGTGTAATCACAAAGATTTATATCGGGGTGGTGTTTGAAGAATTCTTGCCATGTGGTGTGTATAAAATTCGAACTCATACCAGTAAATTCATATAGGCTATGAGCTAGGGCTTCTACCTTATATTCTTTAATATCGCTTTCTTTATAGAACTGTGAAGCAATGTTGTGAGTTTCTACAACATCTGGATCTACAAGGGTTAATGAAGAACAACCCATTTTAGACAAAGCTAAACTAGCCCAGCTTCCGATACCTCCAACGCCAATTATCAAGATGGGCATCGAGAGTTCTTCAGGCTTCACTAAGTCCGATTGTCTCTTAAATCTCTTTAATAAATTCATACAAACATTAATACAATCTTAGCACACAACACAATTAATAACGGAGACAATAAAGCCCCCAACGCTTTACCTAAATTCTTTTTCCAATCTTTTTCTTGTATAGCAGAGGAGCTAGAAGCTCTAATAACATTACCAAATAAATCTAGCCCTACCATTTGAACGTAGGTAAATGCATAAAATTTGTCTAGACCAAACATATTCCAGACAGTTAACATTGCCCAACCCCAATAGAGAGCCATCAACACCGCAAGGACAATAATTATTGGCACAATAAAAATAAGGGCTATTGTGTAAAGACCTACTTTTTCCAACCAAGATTCTTTCTCGGGCATAAGATTTATATTTTCCATTAACTTAAAATTAATAAACGAGTTCCGCCTATTAACTTTCGGTTGACACTGGTACTCTGAACATATATTTCGTAATCTGGATGATCGGTTGGTCTGACCTTTACGTTGTAGTCTGGAAGACCAAGCAACTGTCTGGCTTCTCCACCAATGTATACTTTATGATTAGCCATGATAGCTATTTCCTTTTGTGGTTGAACTGTTTCTGGTTTCATTAACTGATAATAAGCCTCACCTCGAGCATAAGGTCTTCGAAGTCTATCCTCAACAAATTCATCTATACGGGTATCATAAGGAACATCCAAAAGCCTATATTGTCCTGGGCTGAGATAATCCAAAGTTCTTGAGACAGTTGTAAGGCTAGGAGTCTTGAGTGTAAATAGACTTCGTGAGCTATGGATACCCAAGCGTCTGTTCTGCATGAAGTTGTCTGTAGCAACTTTAATCTTTTCAGCTGCCTCATTAAGACCTTCTCGGGTTGTATTCCATACAGCGATGTTTTCTTTTGGAAAACCAAATTTCTTTGCTTCGAATACTCCCTGCTGATCTGGAACAAAAGTAGCTAGTGTCCAGTTGTCTGGGAGACTTTCTATCTTTCGGAATAGGGCATCAAAACTAGCCATACTGTTGTTTTCTTGTCCATCAGTAAGAACATAAATTAAGAATGCGTGTTCTCCATATTTTTCTGGTGTGAGAGCTAAATCATTCAAGGCAAGAAGAGTTGCATCGACAAGAGCTGTCTGATTGTTTGGTTCATAAAGTCCTCTGATACTTGGAATACGAAGCACATCCTTATCATAAATAAGACATCGGATGTTATTCCAATCGTTGAAAGTATATACGGTTACGCGAGTTTCCTGATCCAATTCCTTTGATCTTTTAGCAAGATAAGCAATTTGCTGGTCAGCGACCTTAATGACATCATTAGCATAAGGATACATACTTCCAGAGGCATCCAATACTAAAGCGATATGGTTGATATAATTTGCTACTTGTTTCATATTAATTTTTATCTTTCGATGTAAATTCAAAATCCATTACTATGTGGTTGTCATAGTCTTTTCTTATTGATCTTGATGTGTTGAAAAATTCTTGATTCCCTATCTTCCAAGTATTTGAGTCAATACTACTTGTCATTATATCTGGAACTAAAACATATATTTTTTCTGGTTTTCTCAATAGGGTTGTAACAGAAAAACCAATCCCAAGACCAACCAACAACCCTAAAAATGTTAGAAAAATTTTGTTCTTCATATAGTTAAGTACCACTGTGGTAATTCTAATAGTTTAGTCTCCATTATATTATCAACCATAGCCATAGGTCCTTCGATTGCCATTTTAACAGCCGAAGTAACCAAAGCAGAATTATCCAAAGTTTCTGGTTTAATAATTGCTACAGGAATACCATTTTCCTCATAAGCCTCTTTGACCAAATTATCTTCATGGTGATAAGGATCATAATCTATAATTACACAAGCTTTTGGTTTTGGTACGTTTGGATTTGCTTGATGGAACTGTTCTATTCTCAAAGACAAAGGACCAGTGTTGTGTCCACCATCAGTGACATGAATATCAACATCTGCACCGAATCTACGAGCATTTGGATATAGTGCAAAACAGTCAGTACCTCCACCCATTGTTATACCAAAGAGTCGTGCTTTGAAAGCATCGGCAACGAAGTCCTCAGGTAGTGGAAGTTCCATACCTCGAATATCGTATATACCCCAGTTGAAATTCTCTTGTGGATTTTTAACTAACTCAGCTATCATTGCACCTTTTTGTTTTGCAAACTCAAGGGTAGCATTCATGGAACCAGAGGCATCGATCATCAAATATACTTTTCCAATGTCTCCAACTTGTTCTTTTCTAACTTCGGCACGAGTAGCCTGAAGCATTTTCTTTACATCAGAATCAACTTTGCTTTCAAAGGCTTGCAGTCTATCTAGAGCGTTTTTAGCAGTCTTTATTTTCTCTTCATAGAGTGCTGCAACCTCGGCATCTTTTAATATACCAGCATCTTCAAATGTCTTTCTTGCGATAACAGCCTGATCACCAGTTGCACGTTCAAGTAAGGCAACCGCGATGACAGGAGAAATCTTTTTACCGACTCTAGATAATTCTGCTAAAGCACCAATAAATGGTAATTTTTGTTTTCTTATCTCTTTGGCAATATCAAGGTCATCCAATACTGAGAAGTCGTAACTCCTCTTTTCGTATTCAATCTTTCTGTCTTTTTGATTCCATCTCAAAATAGAAGCTGCTTCATCTGTTGGGTTAAGATGCAATTTAATATACATCTTTTGTACTTGATTCTTTAGACCAGCACGAACAATACCGCGAAGCATGTCTGGATTAAGTTCCCTATATTTAAGATATTTTGATACAGCTGTTCTTAAGGCATTTGGAAAGTGTCTACTTAGATTGAAGTAACCACCTACACTCCATTTTCTACCCTCAAATTCAGTAATACGTGCTACCAATTTTGGCTCTAGCATTTGAATAGCCGCTGCTGATACATATCTAAGATTTGGTCTATTGTATTTTGAGCCTGGAGAAAAAGGCATACCATCGGCAGTTGAAAGTGCATTGATGTATGCAGTCATAACCTTTAAGTCTTTATTTGCGTTTTGATCACGGAAGACATAGGAAGTTAAACGAGCTAAAAAGTTAGGATCGTTTACAGTAAGTGGGGCAAGAGCATTTAATATCTCAGTAAGGCGGTCTTCTTGGAGTTTATTCTTTGACCATAGATGTTGTGCACCAGAGGTAAGAATTTGAAATACCTTTAGCCTATCTTGATTGCTCAAGTATGGAAGTGATGCGTTTTCTTCGATTGTATTTACACTTGTAGTCATATTCGTTTTTAAAGTCTTTAATGTCTAAGTGGCTATAACTTTATGCGTTTTTTACTAGCCTCCCACGTGTGGAAGGCCCAGGAGTCGAACCTGGAATGAGCTTTCGCTCACTGATTCTACAGATCAGCGTATTTGCCGTTTGCTTGTATGTTAAATCCTGCGAGACACTTTAAACTTTATAGTTCTGCCTCTAAGTGGTGTATAAATTATCACCCTAAGGGGCAGAAGCATTTAGTCAACGTTTTTATTTCGTTAGCTAATCAGATTCCAGAATACTGTCTAAGTGCAGTTACTATAATTGTCTCCCCCCAGTGCCCCATCGCCAAGAACACATTGAGAGTCTATATGCCACGGGGTATTGGAGGGGGACAAAGCAAAAGCTTAGCTTGTAAGTAATCTAGATGCGAGACAGCGGTCTAAAATCTGATTAATTAACGAGATCTTTGTTTCTCCGTTCGTAATGTTTTAAGGTACGGCAATTGAGCCACTAAATCTATATTAAGTTGTTTCTCTTCATTTGTCAAGTGGGTACTATGGAATTGATAAAACTTAGATTTTAGCCACACTTCATAAGGCATATTACCTCTAGCCTTGTTACACGGTCTACACGCGGAGACTAGGTTTACTCTAATTGAAATTCCTCCATCTTCCCATAAATCTATGTGGTCTACTGTGAGTGGAACGGAGTCTCTTCCACAATAACGACATTTAAAGCCATCTCTACGGTAAGTAGCCCATGCTTCATTTTGATCTATTTGTCTTTGACTCTTTCTGATGATTGCTTTTGTTGGTCCAGCAATAACTTCTAATATGTCCGTTTGTCTTAGAACTCTCTCCCAGTCTTCGGGAGACAATTCGAGTCGAACAAACTCTCTATTTAATACTTCAGGGGCAAATTCATCGGGGAGAATACAGAGGTAGTTTTTATCTTGGTTGGAATAAACGGCAGCAGAAATCTGCAAGGAGTTGCCAAAATCTAGTATGTTTAAATCACTTAATTTAATTGTATCCATTGAGCACTAAAATCCTCTGTCTAAGTGGTAATCGCTAAACTGATTGCTTAACGGGATTTGAACCCGTAACTTTTTCTTCCAAAGAGAAACGCTCTACCATTGAGCTATATGCTTGTAAGCGAATACCTGCGAAACAAAGGGTTTTAATGTTCAAATTGTTCTCTAACAACTGCGGATGAGGATAAGCATTTCCTAGGATGAACCTTATCAACAAGTATCGCAATAGCTTAAATGAGTATTGTTGCCATTTTTTACTTGTACCTACCTTGTCCAGAAACCGTTTCTCTGGCGGAGGCAGTGCCTTAATCCCTTGCGTAGGATCACGTTCGGCCACGCATGTGTTAGAGAACAAAACTATCTAGCGGGGATGCAGGGAGTCGAACCCTGTATTTTTAGATTACAATTCTAATGCTTGTATGTAACTTCAGGCGAGACAGTAAATGTCTAAGTAAAAATTACGTTTAACCGTTTAGCTACATCCCCTTGGAGCCCCTGCGAGGAATCGAACCTCGACCTACAGTTATTCAGACTGTTGCTCTACCATTGAGCTATTTTTGCTTGTAGAAAAATGAATGCGATGTGTCTTTGAAATTAACTTATGGCGCACCTCTGCGCGGAGATGCTATTGAACTTCAAATTTAACACATAAGTTATTATTTTCCCTTGCTGTATTTTATTACAGGGGCTTATGTTGCGGAGCTAGGAGTCGAACCTAGAGTTCTACCTTTGATTGGTAGATGCTTGTAGGCAAATGCCTGCGGGATAATAAATTATCCAAGTGGTGATTGCTTTATAACAATAGCGTGTTAACCATTACACCACTCCGCAATATTTTAAAGAACTATTTTTTCTTTTTAAGAAACTCAGAAAACCAGTCTTCAACTGCTTCATAAAGACCATCGGCTGCACCGTCTAGATTACAATAACCATCAACTATATCTAAGACTTCAGAAGCCAATGCTTCTACTTGGGTCTTTTCACCAGCTGGAGACTTAGGAAAGATATATACATTTCCTGAGTTATCAGCTTTCTTTACAGTATAAAGTGTGTCGTCGTCTTCAAGAATATTAACTCCAGTCCTCTCCAATACAACTGGTTGGACAGCAGCTAATATCTCAGCAGAAGAGCTATCAAAAGTAACACCGAGTTGATCGAATGTTAATTCAATATCTTCACTTTCTACAGTAACAATTATTTTCCCCTCTTCATTCATAATTAGATACTAAACTATATTTTTGACTTTGTCAAGTCGCATTTTTTTTGGAGCGAGTTACGAGATTCGGACTCGTGTATTCACTTTGGAAGAGTGACTCCTAGACCACTCGGACAAACTCGCGGGTACCCCTCATCAACAAAGATCAGCAACCAGGCATCTTTGCTTTTTTCATCATCTGACTTCTGGTCATAGATGCTCCCTTTTTTGCGAAGGGCATACCTTTTTTAGTTGGTTTTTTTGATTTAGCCATTAATCATTCACCTACTTTCTTAGACTTTAGGTCTAGCTTCGTTAACAACCAAGTTCCTACCTTGGAAGTCTTTATCGTTTAATGCGTCCTTTGCTTTTTGAGCATCAGCGGCATTATTAAATGTTACAAAACCGAAACCTTTTGACTTTCTAGTATATCTATCTACTATGATGACAGCCTCTGCCAAATCTCCATAGGTTCCAAATAAACTCTTAAGATCTTCGTCTACAACACTGAAGGCAAGATTGCCTACAAACAACTTATTATTATTAATTTTTCATCACCTCTTTTCGCTGTGCTCTGGAGACAGGATTCGGACCTGTAGCATCTTCTTTAACAGAGAAGCACTCTACCGTTGAGTTACACCAGATTATATTAGTCCCATAAATGACCGAACCACTTCGTCATCAATTTTAATGAGTCCAATTGTTTTGCATAAGCTACTTTCATTTTAGCACCATTTTTATCTTTTTCAAATCCTTTATTTTCGTAGTCTTCTACAGCCTGAAAACCTTCCTGCATTTTAGTTATTATTGCTTTCCACTTTTTAGCAGAATTTGCTCCACCATATCCAGGATAGCTGTGTATGTGCTTAGAAAATTGCTTAAGACCGTTAGCAAGTATAAGATTTAGATACCAATCAAAACCCCAAAGATCTGAGTCTGCATATCCTCTCCATCCTCTTTGGAAAAAAGCTTTTACTTCTTTAAACCAATCAGAAAAGAACTCCCAAGGATGAGTCAAATAATAAGATCCACTATAAGCTAGATATCCTTTTAACTGATACTTCATGAGCCTATACGAAGATTCGAACTCCGCTAATGTCGTTACAAGTGACACCCTTTTCCTACTAAGGTATATAGGCAAGTGAGAAAGGCTTAACGAGACTTGCAGACGCTACGCATCCGCTCACACGTTGCTTCTTTCTCTCAGAGCCAAAACCATGAATCGAACATGGACTTACTCTTTACGAAAGAGCCGTGCTGCCATTGCACTATTAAGGCTTATGAGCCCAAGGAAAGAATCGAACTTTCGCTCCGTACTTACCAAGTACGTGTACTACCATTGTACTACATAGGCGTTGGTGGACACAGGGGGATTCGAACCCCCATCCGATAATTATATTGCAATCTTTTCTACAAGTTTAGTACTCTTAATCGTTTGAGTCAATCGCGTGTCAAAGAGCCAATTACGCAATCCTAGCCAGATTAAACTAGACTGACAGCAGTTTCTCCAAAGGTTGGCATTTCAAAAGAGATTTGGAGATCTCCCTTATGAAACGCTGAAGAAATAAAATTCTTCAGTTTTGCAAAAAGTTTTGCATTTATTGTTTTTTGAATTTAAGTGTTCAACTACTTGCTTTAATTGTAATGTGCTACCGTCGAAACCGTAATGTGCCCTTAGTGGACCTAGAGAGAATCGAACTCTCGCCTGATGCTTGCAAAGCAACCATTCTACCATTAGACTACAGGCCCACGAACCCTGTCCGAAGACAGGTGATCGTTGTGCTCCCTACAAGACTCGAACTTGTACGCTTATTGGGCAACAGTTTTTGAAACTGCCTTGTCTACCATTTCAACAAGAGAGCTAGTCAAGACGGGGTAATTTTACTCACGTCTGTAAATTTCTTAGTCCCCGTCAAGGAGACTATAATCCTATATATTTTACCTATCAAGTGTAGATTTCGTGCTACAACTCTTTTAAAGATAGGTTTATGTGCACCTAACAGGACTCGAACCTGTACGTCTTACGGCAAGGGCTCTTAAGGCCCTCGTGTCTGCCAGTTCCACCATAAGTGCTTACTTCTTTTTCTTAGATCTCTTATTGGCATTCTTCATCTGCCTATAAGCATCTTTGCTCAGAACATTATTTGCATACTTTTTAGCCATTTGATTTATCTTCCATTTATATATTTACGAACAACAACAATTTGCTCTTTGCCATCTACTATTTTGATTTTTGCTACATAGTGTTCCATTTCTGGATTGGCTTTAAGTTTTTGCTGTTCTTCTTCTAACTTTTGATATATTTCATTTGGTTGTGGTCTTTCGCCTGACACTTTGACCACCTCCAACTGTAATCATTTTTTTCATAAATAGAATATGTTTAAAATTGTGCACTCTGTAGGATTTGAACCTACGACCTTCTCTATGTTAGAGAGTTGCTCTACCGCTGAGCTAAGAGAGCTTAGTGCACTCGCCGAGACTTGAACTCGGACGCCTTTCGACATATGTTCCTTAGACATACGCGTATACCATTCCGCCACGGGTGCTTATAGGTAAATGCGTTCGGGAATATCGGACTCTATGCACCTTGGCTTATTAGTTTCCAACTGGTTAGTAAATTACCAAGACGTACCTCCCCATATTTACCCTATGTGCTCTCTGAGGGAATCGGACCCCCGCGATCTCGATGTAAACGAGTTATTCTGCCATTAAATTAAGTGAGCATACGGAGATGTAAGAAATAGGGGGTCATCAAGGCCCGATAAAAACCAGACCTCTCGCCCAGACTCTACACATCCGACGTGTTCGCCATCAAGGAATCGAACCTTGTGCCAATTCTTTATAAGAGAATGGTGCAGCCAATACACCTATGGCGAATATTCTAGATAAGCTGCTTCGAAACCAACCTACGATGTCGAGGTATCAGCCAAATTCGTTCCAGAGGTTGGGATTAAGACGTCATATGATTCCCCAACATAACATCGTGTTTATGATTTTACCTAGGTGCACCTCACAGGATTCGAACCTGCACGCTTTTTAGTGCGCTGGTTTCTAAAACCAGTATGTCTACCATTTCATCAAAGGTGCTCGACGAGATAGGATGTTTTTTGTGGTGATCCTATCAACCACAACAGGTGCTTATTATATTAAAGTGCAGAAAGGCAGCGGAAGTGCACTGTGGCCTGTTTTTATTTTTCCGTGGTTATCTAGCTCACCCACGTCCTAGCGGAGGATATAGGATTCGGACCTACATGCCTTATTCAGACGATTGTTTTCAAGACAATTGCTCCACCGTTGAGCGAATCCTCCATGTCTTACCTATTATAATCGCTCTAATAGTACTTTTGTCAACTCCATATTTGTCTCCTAGCTTCTTGTAAGAATAAGTCCCCGTTGAGTAGAACATTCTTATATCTTCAACTTCTTTGGCAGTTAACTTATTGCGATTAGTATTTTCACCTTGAGCATAGTTGTCTCTTCCCCGAGACTGCATATCCTCAATATTTTCTTCGTATGTTCCTAGCCTTAGATGGGCAGGATTGCAACATATTCGATTGTCACACGAATGCAAAACCAACATATCATCGGGAACTGGAATTTTGTTTATTATATTAAAAATAAATCTATGTGCATCAACTACTAATCCGTTTGGTCCCTTCCAAGCTCCATATCCAGATCGTCTCACTGCACCAGTCCACTCCCAACAACCGTTTGGGGCATTCTTATTTACTTTGTCCCAAAAGTTTTTTATCTTCATTCTGTTCTGCGGAGAAAGCTGGATTCGAACCAGCGAGATAATTAGTCTAGCGATTTAGCAAACCGCTTGGGATGGCCACTCCCTATTTCTCCAGGATCAGTTACTCATAAGCCAGATTCTGTTAGGTACTTTATGTTTCAATTTTCCATTGTGCAATCTATCTAAGCCTTGACACTCATCCGAGCAGGATTTGTCGTGGACACCACGGCTTGAGTACGCAAGTTGCAGCACTAGAGATTACTCGTTTCAGCCTAACTTAATAGGATCGTTTCTGTAGCTCTAATCGGTCTTCACAGACCCCCATTTAATTGGGTAGTTTGCTCTGCTGTCTGGACTTTCCTCAAAAATGTGGGTGCGTCCTCCGTAGTTGTTTAGACTCTCTCGCATTATGGCGGAGTCGAACCGCCCCCAACCTTAAGTCGCCTGAGCGTCAGGATTCACTGCCTTTTACAGGCCGTCATTTCTGTAGCACATCTGTAACTGGTAGAGCATCTTGGACTCGGACCAAGGGCCTTCTCGATATCAGCGAGATGTTTTACCTCTCAACTAATGCTCTATTTAAACTGTAGGTAAGGATTTTTCTTACCTTTAGACTATATATGATTATATACGATTGTATACGATTATTTATGAGACCCGAGACAGATTTGAACTGTCGAATTGCGGGTTTGCAAGCCGCCGTGTTAGCCAGGCTTCACCATCGGGTCATAATTTAATAACTTCTCTGCCAACTCTTTATCCTTAAACCAAAAAGTTGTTCCTTGTGAATTTGGAAATCGAACTTCTGTGTAATCATTAGGCTTCACAATCCTCTCCCAATGATACATGTCGTGTCCTTGATTGGTATCGTGGGCAACTATAATGTCGGTTTTACCGAACATCAAATTGATGATCTCTGGTCTACGATGTATTCCAGGGTCAACAAATGCCATGTCAAATTTCTTTCCTTTAATAAATTTCTTTATATAAGATTCAAGTTCTTTGTTCCACTCATCCTCGCATTCAAACAAAACTGGTTTCCAATTCTTATAATCTTTATAATCTTCTTTGCTCTTCTGAAACCAATCGGTTTCGGTCTTATAATGTAAAAGCTCTATGGATGTAACATCTCCACAGTTGTCAAGCAAAAACTTAGTCCCCTCGCCGAGACCAAACTCAATAATCTTATCGATTTTTTTGAGTGCAAACAATTTTGTAAAGTGTTCTTGCCAATCAAGATATCCCATATTATAAGTGCCCTTAGGAAGAATTGAACTTCCATCACATCTTTAGAAGAGACGTGCTCGGTCCGTTGAGCTATAAGGGCTAAACGCTAATTCAGTTTATCAACAATATCATTAACAAAGTGAATTGGTGTCCTAGCTAAGAATCGAACTTAGATCGGATCTTTAGGAAAGACCAGTTCTATCCGTTGAACTATTAGGACTTAGACTAACCTGTATATCTGCTGGCTGATCTTCTAACTCAGCCTCAGTTAAACCAAATGCTAAAGCTTGTTTTCCAGCATCATATTCACCTATCGGTTGAGGTGCTGGTTCTTCTGTAAAAACTGGTGCTTGCATAAATCTTTCCATGTGCCCCCAGTAAGAGTCGAACTTACAACCCCATCTTTCGCAAAGACGTGCTCCTCCAATCAAGCTGTGAGGGCTTAGTTTGCGATGTCAATGATGGCAGAAACTAATAGAAATATAGCCCAGTTATTAAGTGGACTAAAAACTATTGCTGGTGTGCCAGACCAAAGCCACGCGATAAGCCAAATGACTAACATGTGCATCTAGAATGAATTGAACATTCATAGCTGGTTTCGAAGACCAGGGCTCTATCCATTAAGCTATAGATGCTTAAATCTTTTCAAAATAACTTGCCGAACAATCGTATGGAAATCCAGTAGGATCAAAATCTCCTATAAATGGGTATTCCTTTTTTAATATCTCCCACTCTTCTTTATTTTTTTCATCTTCCTGATAAGCAGAAGAATCAAAAATTAAATCCATTGGAAGTGTTCCATCTCTAAATTTTTCATAGAGATATAACAATTCGGTTGCAGGTGGTTTTTCTTTATCGTTTAAAAAATGAACATCATGAATGTGAACAGTCGTTCCTTTTGCGAGATCAAAAATGACATTGTTTAAATACCATTTGGCAAATGTTTCACTGTGGTCTGCATCTATAAAGACAAATGAAGATAAATCTTTTGCTACGGTTTTCTTCACTATCTGATAGGTATCCATAATGTTTCCTGACACTACCCATATATTTTTGTAAATACCTTTCCTAACTAAGTTGGCAAACGCCTCCTCGGTATTTCCAGGTATATCAAACATTACATGGAGAGGATCTCCACCATTTTTTAAAAGTGCTTTCTGTATTATATAAGTACTTCTTCCTTCTCTCTCTGTTCCCATCTCGTATAAAACTCTTGGGTTGTCTCGCCTTACTTTGCAGTAAAGTACTAGAGATTCAAAGTTAGAATATTGGCTATTAGGTAGGCTTGGCCATACCTCTTCCACAAATTCCTTACCATAACTATTAACCAAATTTCTTATATTCATTTTGTGAGCGGGTAACGGGAATCGGACCCGTTGCTATACCTTGGCAAGGTATCGTTGAACCAATCAACTATACCCGCAGATTTGGTGAGCCCAAGTGGATTCGAACCACTAACCTATTCCTTAAGAGGGAAGTGCTCAAACCGTTGAGCTATGGGCCCTCAGTCACCAAAGTCTTAAAGATACTGTTAAACAAATGAAACAGCCTGGTCGAAGTGGTAGATAAATTTGGATAAGTAACGGGTATTAGCCCCTCGCTTTTCATATTCTGCCAATCATCAATTATGTAGAGTAAGACTTCTATTTCGTCTAATGTTAGCTCTAATCTAGCTGATTTGCTTTGTTCATGCATCTTTAATGTGATCCCAGATGGATTCGAACCATCGACTGACTGCTTAAAAGGCAGCTACTCTTAAACCACTGAGTTATGGGACCATTGGTGGCAAGATCAGGAGTTGGACCTGAATTCCATGTTCTTCAGACACGTGCCGTGACCACCTTGGCTATCTTGCCTCATGCTGGTAAAAAGGGAATCGGACCCCTATTCACGGCTTAACAGGCCGTCGTCTTACCGTTAGACGATTTACCATTGTGCTTTGGAGCTAGGATTCGAACCTAGAATCGGACGGGCCAAAACCGTCAGTCCTACCGTTAGACGACTCCAAAATATCTATGCATTTTTTTCTAAATCTATGTAAATCTGTGCTTTGGGTCAGAGATTCGAACTCCAGTAAATAGATTCAGAGTCTATTGTCCTACCGCTAGACGAACCCAAATTATAACTACGGGCTAGGACTCCAACCTAGATTCCAACCGTCCCCTCCAACTTCAGGTTTAAAGCTATTCTCCGCCTCTGGCAGAGTTGCTGGTCGGGTGTTTTGCCAAATGTTTGGACACTATCCGTAATATGTTGCGGAACTAAGAATTGAACTTATCTTTGAGGTTATGAGTCTCAAGTGCACCGTACACCAATCCGCATGTCTAAATCTTTTTCTTTTTTAAGATTTCTTTAATGGTCTTTAAATCAACTGGTTTGTCTCCACCTATTACAGCCAAGGTATGTTTAGGTGATTCAATTGACAAACATATATCATTAAATTCTGGCATCTCCACTATCTTTTTACCTAAGGCTACTGCGTTTTTAATAGTATTGGTTTCAAACCAGATTTTAACCATTTTATAAATTGTGACGGCTATAAGAATTGAACTTATACGAAGGCCTTATGAGAGCCCCGTTCTGCCGTTGAACTAAACCGTCCTACTGTGACCCTGTGGAGATTCGAACTCCAGTAAGCAGAATGAAAGTCTGCTAGCCTAACCGCTAGCTGACAGGGCCTTATATCCTCCACAGAATGGGCATTGTTCTTCAAATAACCTCATTCCATCAATTGTCTCATCGTCATAATTAGAATGCAAACCAAATGTTTTTTTATGTCCAGTACATTTTTTAATACCAGATTTAATCATTTTATCTAACTTAACTCTCCTCTTAATGTCTTTGTCTTTATTACTAACACTTATATATGTTATTTGCATTTATATGTTATTTGCATTGTGCCGACTGAAGGACTTGCACCTCCGTAGCCCTTTCGGACATCAGTTCTACAGACTGACGCAATTGCTACTCTGCCAAATCGGCATGTGGGTGGCTAGAGAGAATTGAACTCTCGCGAATAGGTTCACAGCCTATTGATCTACCACTGATCTATAACCACCATATTTTGCTGGAGTTCCCCCTGTACCAGCTTGTGTTCTTAGACCTTAAACTTTGAACAGGATGTTAAGGCACCTACCCAGGTGTAGAACCCATCCCCAGAGAAATTTTATACGGCATTATCTCCCAACCAATCAGTAAACTATGTTCAGGGAGCTCAAATCTGCTCCGTAAGGGACTGTCCTCTTGGTGATGTCACACGGATTCGAACCGTGGTGAGTAGACTGAGAATCTACTAGCCTAAGCCTCTAGCTGATGACACCGAATAAACTTTGCTGTCTGACTTCTTTGGTTTTGACTTTCTTTTTACTATCAGGATTAAATGTATAATCTATCAAGTAATAAGTATCTCCCGCTTTAATTTCATTGTTTGAAAACTTGGCTACTAGGGTACTGTTTTTATTATGCACACCCTTTAGTCTCAAGTCTTCAGGAGACAAAGTCATAGTCTCCCCAGAGTGAACTACCTTAATTCCCTTGTTTTCTGAGAGTGCTCTCTTGACAAAGAAATCTCTAAGGCTAACTCTTGATCCAAATCTAAGTTCTTTTTTATGCTCGAACTTTAAACACTTCATACTAAGTCAGGGAACTGAGAATTGGACTCAGTCTAGACGGCCCCAAACCGCCCGTGCTACCGTAACACTTTACCCTGTTATGCACCAGTGCTAGGATTCGAACCTAGAGTTTCGGGTTTGGAGTCCGATGGTTTACCGTTAACCGACACTGATAGATGCGCGTCTACGGGGAATCGAACCCCGCCCTACCGCTAGACAGGCGGTCATCTTAGCCAATTGACTCTAGACGCATTAAGCCATCATAGAACACGTAATTAGACTTTGTCAAGTAGGGTTATTACAATTCCTCTGGAGAAACGAGGTTGTGTCTCTTTTTAGCCATCGCCCAAAAGCAGTGGTTGTGGTAGAATTTACCCGTAAATTTGGCATGGTAGTGTTCCTTAATGTATCTATCAGTCTCCGTTTCTGGGGTATTTTCTATCACCATCATTTTGTGACACCACTGGCAGAAAGCAATCATTTTTTTGGTTCTTCAAAGTCTTTTAATACGTGGATTGCTAATAATATACCAGCAATAGTTCCGACAATAGACAAAACTATTTGGAAGATTTCAAAAGGTGTTGGACCTGGTTCATAAGAATAAGCATTCATTTCAATACTGCCACAAAAGAAATCGCCAAAATCATTATGGCTACAAACAATATAACATAATTAAATATTTTTTTCATATTCTAATCTCTGGGAAAGTATGGGTAATAGACCACAGTTTTTACGTTCCATTCTGTCTTTTCTTTGCAGATGATCTAAGTAACCCTGTCCGTCGACAGTTAGCATTATCATCACTCCTTACCTTTCGGTTAGAGACAACCAACATTTTATACAGAATTATGTTGGACAAAACGGGCTCAACGGCTGTAACGGGATGCAATCCTAAGCCTCCCCATACCTCCCCAAAAATTAGAATGTCAATGTTCTGCTGGAGGAAGGCTTTACGTGGTCTATCTTCCTGGGCTAGAAAGGAGGTGATAGCCTCACATCGCCACACCCGCGGGTAATCGCTCCCCCAGCACAACGTTGAAAATCAAAATCGAACGAGTTGGGGGAATTATTACTTCAGACCCTCGAAAGAATCCGCTCTGCCTTATTGGTTATTCAGCAAGTTCCTCCAACTCATAAGATTATTTTATGTTAACGAACGGTAGTGCGTTACCACCCCAATAGGTCGGCATGTCGCCTTTCCATTTGGTTATTGCCAAGAACTGTAAATATTCTGGTGACAACGAACCAGAATCTTTTAATGCTTTTTGGGCATCGGCTTGTCCTTGAGCCTGAATCTTTGCAGTATCAGCTTCAAGTTGAGCCTTTTCCTTATTCTGCTGAGCTACCTGTTTCGCTTCAATAGCATCATTGTAGTCTTTAGAAAAGTCGAAGTTAACAATATTAAAGTTATCTACAATAATATTGTAAGGCTTCATTTTAGTTGTAAGCTCTTCTTCCGCTAAATTTCTTACAGACTCCCTCTGAGTGATTAACTCTTGGGCTGTATATTTGGCGGTAATAGATTTAAACGTATCTTGAATTGCTGGAGAAACTACCTTTGCCTGATAGTCTACTCCGATCCTTTGAAAAACGTCTGGAGCTTGAGTACCATCCAAGTGATAGTTGACTGCAATTTTTGAATTGACAGTTTGTAAATCACTAGATGCTGCCTGAGCGTCCACTTGATCTATTTGGGTCTGGGTGTTCATTACATGAACCGATTCAATCAAAGGAATTCTGAATGCAATTCCAGGGGTTGCGACCCTATTAATAGCTCCGAAGCGGGTGATAACACCAACACTTCCAGCACTTACTATCCTAAACGGTGATAAGAACAAAAACAATATTAAAATTACTGCAATTGTTAATCCCGCTTTTAATAAACCATTATTTTCTTCCATATATCTCACCCTCTTTCTTTTACACTTATCATTTTAATAAGCTATTAAGTTGGGAAACCTGTCCAGTTCCCCAACCTATAGATCATTACGGATCAACCGTTAAACTAAACGGTCCTGTGCATCCTTGATCATAACCTGCTACCTTAGCCCAAATATTGCCCGTAGGTGTGTGGTGTAAAGTTACACTTTCACCTGTGACAATAGTGTTCCAAAGCAACTGATTTTCTGCTGGTCCATACCACAAGACATATGTGTGTAGTCCATCCTTAACAGTTGTCCACTGAAAAGTTGGGTCTCCATTAACATCTCGTCCGTGATAAGTAAGTGTTGGTGCCCAAGTAGGTGCATCACACTTTGGTCCCTCAGGAGCTCCGACAACTAAGTTAACAGGTTGAGGTGTTGGATCAACTGGTGTTGGACTTGGTGTAGGAGTACTTTCGTTACATTCTTTTTCGCACTCATCTACTGGTGTACTCGTTGGAGTAGGAGTAGCTGTTGGTGTAAAAGTTGGTGTAGCAGAAGGACTCGCAGTTGGAGTACTTGTTGCTACAGGTGTAGCGGTTGGACTGGCTGTCGGGGTAGGGCTACTTATTTGATTACAATTATTAAAATTGAAAATTAAATAATTTCCTTGTCCATCATAATTTACATTGTTATATGTAAAAGGTGCCCAAACATCTCCGTTGTGATGGCCATGACCATCTAAACCGTTTGCATCGTTAACTGAATGAACCGAAACATTTATCTTGCTGTAGTTTCCAGATTGTCCATCTTTATGGCAAACTGTAACATTAACGGATTGAGGAGGTGTATTGGGATGAGCCAAGACAATGTTTTTTCCTCCAAAATATAAAGCCAAAACAACTAATATTACACTGACTGAAATTAAAAGTTTTTTCATCTTATAATCACCTCCCTATTGAATCTTGCCATCAATAACACAGACAGATTCGCCAATTTGTTTAATACCACCATCTCCAGTATAAGTATCTAAATATTTATACACGTACTTATTATCTTCTGTCTGATAAATTAAACCATCATGGTCACCAGTAATAATCTGTTTAATTTTTACTTGAGGACATGGAGTTGGAGAAGGGGAAGGAGGGGTGTGGGCGGCAGCTGTACCAACTAATGCAAAAAAAGCCACAATAATTAATATCACTAAAAAGATTGGTCCCGCTTCATCCATATCTGAAATATTACTTTATATTTGAGCCTTTGTCAAGGGTCGTTTTAGTCTTGAGATCGCCATTCTTTTATCTTGGCTATGGCGTCTTCATATGTTGGCACGTAGGCAATTTGATCAATAACGTTTTCTCTGTTGTAGGTTCTATAAGCACACCACTGATTCGCCCTTTTGACGAATTTGACTCCAGTAGCGACTGGCAATGTACCTTTTTCTTTTGGTGCTGGCATATTGATTTTAAATCAACAGGCTGAAGAGTCGGACAGGTAACTCTCCAACCTGTTAATTAGTGTTACGGAAAGGTTGATTGAGGTTTTTCTCCCCACCATCCCTCACCAGAACAGTTTTTACCTTTGTATGAGTGATAAGGCGTTCCTTTTTTAGTAACCCTATCCATAGGCATCTTGTGAAGGACACACATTGGTGTATCCACTCCCGCTCCTATATTATTCATAGCATTACTCCCTGCCTTTTGTCCAGGCAAAGAAGAGCTAGTAGGGGTTGATACCGTTGGTCTTGAGTTAACAAAAAGGTCTTTGAGACTTGGACAAATGTTTCCTCTTTCGTGCATTGCACCACAGAATTGACATTCGTATTGTGTTGATTCTCCCATTATTTTCCTTTATATACTATTTTATCAACAATCTCGACTTCTTTATCCCAAGCTCCCAAAACATAATACCATCTACCGAATGGAGAACAGCCCAATAAAATTGGATCTTTCTTGGTTTCATCGGCATCTATAATAAGTTTGTACTCTGGTTCGTCATCTCTGACTTTTTGCCAAGCAGTTGCAAACTTTTCCATCTCCGCCAAAGCTTCTCCTGGTAAAGTACGGTAATATCCTTGAACATTTACCATTCTAAGCTGATACTTCTTTAAAAGTTTTGCTATTAGTTTTGGTGTTGAGAGAGCCCAACCAAACTTATCTTTGTGTTTGAGATATTTCTTTCTAGCCTTTAAGAACTCTAATGCCACATATTCATCACTTGATGGGTTGTTAGCATCTATTCCTGTAGCTTTTTTGAGCATTCTCATTCTGGTTTTGACAACAGCAATTTGACCATCTAGCTCTTCCAAATCCATAACTGGTTCTTCACTCAGTATTTCATTGTAAACACTAACTGGCTTAACTACTTTCCTTTTATCTTTTTGAGGTTCTTCTCCTACTGCCATGGGTCTAACCATGTCATTACCGAAGTCTCCTAAAAGAGGATTCAAATCCCAACCAGATCTGTAAAGATATCGGTCTCGGTTTTTGTTTCTACTGAAAAGTTTCTTTAGTATATTCATTACTTTTCACCTCCAGTCTTATCCACGATTTGAAGAGTGTCTGGAAAGACATCTATTTTAGGCGGGTCAGGAATCTTCCCACCGTGCATCTTTAGATAAAGATCATATATCTTTTGGAAATCTTCAAAATTAACCTCTGATTCTTTAACTTCTACAAATTCAAACCACTCCTTATTCTTCGTACCCACACGCAAGACCCCAACATGATCAACTTTTTGATGATACATTTCCTCATAGGCTTTTTTGTAAGCCATGACTTGAAGTTTATAATTAAAGTAGACACCAGCGCTTGTTTTGAAATCTATAATCCAAAATTCATGAGGTTTTTTAAACTCGAACTTTCTATCGTCAGTAAGACATTTAGCAACACCCTCAGAGTTTAACCACCCGCCGAAATCTAGAGTACCAGCAAATTTCATCGAGACTGAGGCAATGGCATGTTCGGCAACATAGTCCATTGGTTGAACATCATGAAACCAGTTATGGAAAGACATAACCATTTTCTTTTCTCGGGTATTTTTAAATTCTTCGTTGAGAGAAACCTTTTCTCCTTGGAGTAATCTAGCGATCGCGTCATGTACATGGGAACCCGTAGCTAAGGCCTGTTCGCTCTTACGCTGGATTTCCTCCGCAGAGTTCTTGATGTAGTATTGTTTTAATTGATAGGCAACAGGAGCAGCCTCTTCGAGGATAGTTGTAACACCAGGATAATATTCCCCATTAACCCAATAGTAATGAGAATCGTCAACCTGTTTTTTGACAATGTCGGGCAGTAATATTTTTACCACTTTCACCTAGTAAAACTTTAAAATTAAACCCTTAAGCTCCCAATCCATCTGAAGAAGGATTGTATAAACCCAGGCATTTTAATTCTTTCTTTAATAAGATCTTTCATTTGTCCAACTGTTATTTCTTCTTTTGCCTCGTTCATTTTCTTCCCCAAATCTTTTACTTTGATTTTGTCCATCTGAACATCAGACAGATTCAAGGCTTTCTTAACAAAGTGAATTTGGTCTTCGAAGTTTTCTCTTATCTGTACCTTATCAACGGTCTGAAAGGCATTGGGCTGGGCAATTATTGCTGGAAGCATTGAAGTTTTTCCATTCTCTAAACATTCTAAAGCACAATCTTCACAATGATATTCACTGTGTTGTATACAGTCTCCATCAGACTCAAAGAAATCTTTATTCTTATAAGTTGCTGTTACTGAACTTCTTGGAAAATCTTCTAATTGCATATGTATTTGTTTCTTTTTTTTCTCTTTTTCTAATCTAATTTTCTTTTGTTCTTTTGTCTCAACACTTCGGTATGGAAACGCATCGGGATAAGTTTGCATTGCGTATGCCATTTTCCATTTTGCGTCCTGAGATTGTTGTAAAAGACTTGCTTGATAAGCAGACATCTGCTGTTGCTGAGCAAGATCTCTTAACAACCTCTCCCTATCCATCTGTGCCTGTAATGCTGTTTTCTGTTGACCACAAGCATATTGATGATTATCTCTATCTTGTGAGCAGTGAAAGAGCATTCCACAACTCTGGCAGTGGTAAAGTGTTGGATAATATCCAGACGCTCCCATTCCACCCGCCCCACCTAAAAAATCACTGTTTATAGCTGTCATTCATCTCTACCATTTATTGTTTCACCTGTTGTAATAACTTAACCGATTCTTGCAATGCGTAATACTCAGGATTCAATAGGTGTGGTAAAGAATTAACTACATCTTGAAATCCATTAATAACTAAATATGAAACTACAACAAATCCAACCAATAAAACAACTGTTTTGTCGAGAGAATCAAATTTCTTATTTTTGACTACTATATTGCGGAAGAATTTATAGGTAAGACCAGAAGCAACCAACATTCCAATACCGACTAATAATTGTTGAAGACCTATGATAAGCTGTTGTCTTGTGAGTATTATCCACAGGTGCTGTAGAAGTAATCCAGCACCAGCAGCGATAGACGTAATTGCAGAGGATAACTTGTCGATAACGTCTTGCATGAAAGCGGAAAAGCTTCCGCCCGCACTTGCCAAACTGTTCATTGCACTTTGCATATCTGTAACAACTATAAACTATTCTTTTTTATTTGTCAAGTCGAGTTTTCGTGGTCAAAAAGATACTTGACATTACTAGAGACATATGGTGTATAGTTAAAACACGATGTCAGATACTGCTCTTATCTTACAACCAAAAATAGTAACTTCCTTTTCGGAATCTTCTTTCATCGGGTCTCTTGATGCAATAGAGAATTTCTTCGAAACTATTGAGGGTACAGTATCAAATTTATCTGATGAACAACTCCTAAATTTATTCGGATTAGTCGACGAACTTGGCACTAGATCTTGGTCTACAAGAGCGTTGGTACTGGAAGAAATTGAAAATCGAACAAAGAAACTTCTTAATAAAGACAGTCTATCCAAAGCAGAATTTGGAGAACATGTTGCAAAGGTTGTGAACATTGCAAAGTCGACCGCCTATGAAGATATACATATTCTAAAGTCAGTCCGAGCGAGTGGACTGAAACCCAGACTGGATAGAACGTTTTACAAAATAGCCCTTGGTGCTCCAAACTTTAAAGAGGCAGTTGAACACGCTGAGGAAGAATATGATTCCCTTGGTGGAAAATATAGCACTCGGGAATTTGAACATTGGGTCGGTGTTCAGAAAGGGACAATAGTAGAAGCGGAAATTCCAACCGAGGAAACTGTAGGCATAGAGGTTACAAGAGAGGAACTTCTCACCTTAATAAGTGCCTTTGTTTTTTATCTTAAGAACAATCCAAACACTGGAACCGATACCGCTGCAAACCTGCACAAAAAATTAACAAATAGAATCAAACAGTTTAAAGAATAATTTTTAGGGGACAAGCGGGTTGTATAAGTTTATGGTCAATAGACAATTTTCTTATTCTGTAATAAATCATGTCGCTCGTAAAAAACTCAAGCTGAGTATGAACGAGTATGTCGTCGCGGACTGTATCTATCATCTCCAAAATAATAAAAAACATTCAGGTTGGTGCTTCTCTTCACGCAATTGGATGGCAACACAACTCGGAATTACTAAGGCAAATATAGTCAACATAATAGACAGGTTAATCATTAAACAGATTATTGAAAAAGATGATTCCACTAAGTATTTAAGAACTATGGGTCTGTGGTTTGACGTTGTAATTGCTCCAACAGAGACCGAAGAAATACCAAAACAAATCGGTATCGAATCAATACCGACGGTATCGAATCAATACCGCATCGGTATCGAAACAATACCGCCATCTGATAGTAATAATATAAATATTAATAATAAATTATTAGACAATGAAAAGACAAAGTTGCCTATGTATATAAATATGTGGAAAGAAATAAATCCTATGGGATATAGTAAGTTTTTTGCGATTCCTGTACAACGAAAAGCAACCGAGGAGTTAGTCAAAACTTTAGGGGCTGAGGAGTATACATCAGTTCTTGCTAAAATTAAGGAAACCAACAAACAGCAGTTTGCCCCACAGATATATTCTCCTTATGTCTTACAGATTAAATATCAACAATGGAAAGACTTTGTCGATAAGTCTGAGACCCCTGCTCCTAAAGAGCGTATGCCTGACGGTGAATGGTATGACCAAGAAAGTAAAGTCCATGAGTTTTGGGAAGGTGGAAAGCTAATTAAAGAATGCAAGACTGAGGAAGAGTACCGTGAATATCTCAAGAGTCGAGGTGTCAATGTTGTTGAAGTTCCAGAAATACCAGCAGAACAGGCATATCATCCACCTACGGATGAAGAGATTCAGGAACAAATAAAGAAAGGAGAACGCAAGAAATGGGACTTTTAGATAGAGCTCGGGGATATGTTGCAAAGGGTTTCTCGGTAATACCGATCAAGTCTCACGACAAAAAACCTGCAATTAATTCTTGGGAGAAATACCAGAAGCAACACGCTACGGATGAGGAACTTGTTTCATGGTTTACCAACGATGACTTAAACATTGCCTTAATAACTGGGGAGATATCTGGGGTTGATGTTGTTGATGTAGATTCTTACAAAGGGAAGGAAGCTGGAATAGTAATCAGTTCACCGCTTAGGGTTAACACGCCACGAGGAGGAAAACATTATTATTTCAAACATGTCGAAGGTGTCAAGCCTGGTGTTAATTCCGAAATGGGCGTGGATTTACGGGGTGATGGATCTTATGTTCTTTTGCCTCCATCAAAAGGACCTAATAATGTTGAGTATGCTTGGGAAAAAGACGGCGAGATAAATCTAGCTACCTTGCCACCAATACCCGCCGATATTGTAAACAAAATTAAAAAAACTGAAGAGGTATCTCAGGGTTTTAACCTTGCTGATGCTATTGATGTTTCTCAGGGATCTCGTAATGATACACTGCACAAAGCTGCCGTATCCCTGCTTAGAAAAAACCCACGCGATATTGCTTGGGGTTTAGTGTTGAGACTTAATGACACATTTCAACCACCATTAAGTGAAAGAGAAGTACAAACTTTATTCAGGTCTGCTGAAACATTTATCAGTCGCAATCCTCCAATCACTCAAAATTCAAACAAGGTTAATGAAGCCGAAGAGAATCCAGGATGGCGTGAACCAACATTGGCAGAGGATTTGGAGATGGTTAAGAAATATATCAGGGAAGGTAAACAAGCGGGTTATCCGACTGGGTATCCAGAGATGGACGCTATCACTAACGGACTTTTACCTGGGCAATCTTACTTAGTGTTTGGTGATACCAATACAGGAAAATCTTTATTTGTATTGAACATCTTGGTTTATCTTGCCAAGAATGATATCAAATGTCTCTACTTTGATTTGGAAAACTCTATAACCATGACCACCGAAAGAGAAGTTCTCATTCTTGAAGACGGAAGGCTGAATAAACAAACTTGGGATTTGGCTGTACGAGAAAGAAAAGCGGATGAATTTATTGACAGACTAGAAAATTATCCTCTTAGGGTTTATGACATTACAAAAATGGATGCTCGATTTGGACAGATAACTTATCCCGCAGTTGAGACTGTCATGAAAGAAGCTGTGGCAAAAGGTGTCCAAGTTATAGCCATAGACCACTTGCACTACTTTGACCCAAGCCAACAGGACTTTAACTACCTAGCAAATATCAGTCGAAAGATTAATGACTTCTGTGCCAAGTATGGAGTGGTCGTAATAGTTGTTGCCCACACCAAAAAAGGTTTAATGAAAGTCAAAAACGATAAGATTAAAACTGAACGACCAACTTTGGATTCGGTTGCTGGGTCTGGTTTAATAAGCAAACACACTAAAAATGTCATTGGTTTGAGGAGAAACTATGCTTCTTCTTCGGAAGATGACCAACGCCAAACTTGGGTATATGTAGACAAGACTAAGTCTGGACCCTCTGGACAGTTCCAACTAGAATTTGACCCCTCCTGCCTAAGGTTTAGGGGTAGTAATTATGCCTATAATCCAATGGAAGTTTTCAAAACTGTGGAGACTGCAACCAAGACAGAAACGGAGCTTGACAAAATTGAGGATATAATGTAGATTTATATCTATAGGTGAATATGGCAGAGAATTACGATCAGGTACGAAAAGAATTTTCAGATATAGTTTTTAATAAAGCCACACTGCTCAATGGGGAAGAGAATCATGTAATCGATGACCTAATGATCAGGATGGAAGATTTGATGTGGGACGGAGTAGCACGATGGGCTAAAAAAGCTTTCAAGAACAATTGGGTACAAAAAGGTGAGTGGAAAGATGAAGAAGATTTAACATCCAGTATTGTCACTCACATCCTCACTTATTGGAACGAGGAGATGACGGCGGATATTGATATACCTACACTGTTACAGAGGCTTTAAAATCGATTTGGTGGGGTCTGTGTGCGTTTTACAAGCGGGTATGGATGTGATAAAATGAATCTCGTATTTTTAAGGATTGGTTGGAAACACCTCGGACACCTCAATGATGTCCCCGTTTGTCCCGCCAACCAGTCCTTAAGTATATGAGTTACAGTTCAGAAGGGGACAAGTGGATACAGACTTGCAGACGATTCTTTGCTTTGTCTAATGAGTTGGGTTACAACTCAAACAAAATAAAAGAACATGCCAAGCGTTTTTGGGGTGAGTTCGAGTCATTTCGCAATCTTTCCACCGTCCAACTTAAATTGTTAATTGAAAAGATGGAGGAAAGAATCAATGGCAAAAGCACCACCATACGAGGGTAAAGAGTTAGATGAAATTGTTGAACACATTAAGCAAGGTTCGAAGTGGATGAAACAATTGAAACTCGATGACCCAAAGTTCAAGGATTACTTCGACCGCTTCTTAAAGTTAGTAGACTACTTCACTGCGTATGCTGATCCAATTGGAGGACTGAGATTAATAACCGACCGAAGATATAGTTACATTGACAAAGAAAATAAAACGACTCCGACAAAATAAAAAGGCGGGAGTGTTAGTCCCGCCAATTTATTACTTAGACCAATAACCGTAGACACATCTTGTTCCACCTCTGGAACAATTGTATGTGTCGTTCAAGACACCGTCTATCACCGAAGCAAAGTGTCGGGAAAGACTTAAGACTAATCTCCCACTGGGAAGTTCATCTCGTCTTACATGAACCTTACAACCCTGCCCAATAAACATTGTTGGTGTCCATTTCCATCCTAATCGCTTGAGGTATATTGCTGATACCTCTTTGAATACGCCGTCTCTGGGGGAAGCCCCTTTACCTGCTATTCTTTTTGCGACTCGGCTGTGGTGGGTGGAAGCATACTCTTTGCCAATTTGAAACAAACTGGTATATACTTCTTGATAAGGTATCTGGGTCGCTATGGCGATTGCTCTCGTAACACAGTCGCCAGTCGTCCCCGTAAACCCTGCCTCTTTTCTACCACCATCGTTGTAGTTAAAATCAATCATTGTAATCACCTCCTCTCTAACGGTAGCTCCGATTAAACTTTAACTGCCTTAGCGGTCAACTCTTTAAATTTCTTACCCTTTATTTCGGGCTCCCTTCTAAAAAGCTTGATCGCTCTGTTGATAGCAACTGCGAAGTTTGATCCCTTGATCCGATATTCGCGTTCTCGTTTATATGGATAATAAACATAAACGGTTACTATATACATGGTTTATCACCCCCTTTCTTTTTAATGTGCGTGGCTAATGCCACTACATCCAGTATACCACCGCACAAATACTACAGGGTATTGAGTTCAATTTCTTTTTGGGACTGAAGCTATCAAAATGTTTTTAATGGAGACTTTTTCAAAAAGTTAAAAATATGGCACTTATCCACAATTGTAGGCATGACAAAGATCTACTTGACAAGGAAGAAACTAAAATTAAAAACGTAATCCTATAATTATCCGAGAGGTACCTTAACCCAACCAAACACTTCGGCTACTCCATAGAGTAGAGAGATAGCTACATACAGTACAAATATCAAACTATATATTCTGAAGATTGTTTTAAGTGGCCATGTTTCTATCCATGCCACTATCTTCCTGTCAATTTGGTGTATCTTATTCATGTTTTTGTTTGGCTGACTTCTCCAGTCTAGCCTTTCTACTATCTCTCCTTATTTTTTTAATCAACTGTGATACTGTTTTATATTTTATCATTTGTGTCCTAGTTCTATGACTGCCCCGCCGTTGGCTGCATAACTGCAACCTACTTTAAACTTTGGGTCTAACAATGAAAGGCGATGCCCTGGTGACCCGTCCCAAGCTTCTATAACATCCTTAGGATAGTTTCCCTCTGCATAATCTTCCGATATGGTATAACCTGCTGGTACATAGTTCTGAGCCCACTCTTTGAATTTTGCGTGGGCAATTCCCTCATCAAACCCTTGTTTAATATCTAAATATCTTTGGGCTAGATTATTACATAAGTCGTCCTCAAGTCTTAAATCATCCAAGCCATGAGCCTCTCGGTAATCGTTGACTGCATCCCATATCTGTTGTCCCGTAAAAGTTCTAGGTCCGTCATTGCTGGACATGTAAGGTATTAGGGTTGCCTCGGGTTGACTTGTCGGAACGGCTTTAACATTCTTTCCAACAAACCCTCCGCCTACGAATGCCAAGAGCAATAAGACTAAAATTGTTGTTGTTGTATATCCTGATATGTTTTTCATTTCCTGATTTCTAATATTAAAACTTCTTTAGACATAAGCCTAAAGAAACCTTTAACTAACCAAACTATAAATTCTATTATGCTTATTACTGGCATGACAATGAACTGGAAGATTATAATGAACATAATCAAGAACGGTGCAAAGCATGTCAGTAATATTTTTTCTCTTGGTGTCAAAGCACTCATATACTTTGACTGATCTACTGTTTCTTTCATTTTTGTATTTGAGCTATCAAACTCTCTAAGCTATCCAACATTTTTTCTTTGTCGGGTGCTATCGTAACATTCTGCATTACTGCTAATGAATGCTTAAGAGTTTTAACAGTTTCGTCCCTTTCCGCCTCATTCTTAAATTCTAAGTTTACCGTCATCTTCCATTCACCTCCTTTGTGTCTTTAATTATTCCATTCAATATTGCCAAGTCGAGTATAACTAATACTGACACTCCTACAAACTTTGTTGGGATGTATAGATCTGCAATGTACAAAACAATGACGGTGGTTAATAGTACCAAGGTAACCCAAGATAAAAATATATTTTGTTTAATTTGTCTTTTCATATCCTCAGTCTACTCGCGTGGACTACTTACTTAATAATATTTGTTGTAACTTGTCGGCTAGTCCAACCAACTGTTCATGAAATGTCTTGACTTCCACGGACTTTGTTAATTCAATCAACTTCTTACCAACCTCAATCTTGGGTTGTATAAGATGTAATAAATTCTGTATGTCTTGTTCTGATAGAAATGGTGTATTCATTTGAAATATTGTATGCATCTTACTGGAACATCTTTAAGTGTACTGGCACGGAATGACTCGCATGGTGCTTCCAACTGTACCCATACCGCCACCGCGATAATAATTACTACCGCTATCCATATTAAAATGTATGCTAAGTTTTCTTTATCCATTCTTAAATCCTCTAGGGGAATAATATCAAACTACAGGTGAAAGTGGTAGAGTTTTTATATGATACTAATCCCCCTAGAAAATTTAATGTTAAACCGCGTCCCCTTACTCAAGCTAACAACTGAATACTAACATGTTTATTTATATCTGTCAATAGGTATTTTTGTATGGTCGTGGTGTGCTAAAAAGTCGAACTACACCAATCTTCCGCGACGATACAATCCACTCTTATAACTTCTGTGAACACGGGAATACTCCCTGTGTTTTTCCTTATTGTAATACTTCTGCCAATCGGGCGTCTGCTGTTTCTCTGGATGGTGAATTAAGAAAACTAATTTCTTTGAGACACCAAACATCTTACCCAACTGGCTTAAACTATACTGTCCTTTAAGTTTAACGATCTGTCGCCTATCATCATCAGACAACTTGCGACGCCGATCGTCAACCTTTCTAATCTTAAGGTGCTTTTCCTCAAATAGTAATGGCATTTTATTCGCTTCTCAATCTATCCCCAATTGCGAGTCTTACCTCAAGAGGTAGATCCAACAACTCTTTTTCTTTGCCAATGTTTTCATCCTCTGCCCCATTAAGACATTCTAAGACTGCGGAACATTCCGCAATAGATCCACTATACTGGTTAAACCCTTGTGGACTTCTAGGCGTTTCACTCATGCCATAAACATCCCCATCAATCACTATCGTATAGCGATCCCAAGTCTTACCACCGTTATCAAATACTCTTATAATTGCTGTCATAATTTTCACCCCCTTTCTAGTTCTAATCCTTACCCACTGTATAAATGGGCAAGGTTAAAATTAGTTAAGACAATCATCAAATGGAATTCCCATTTGTGTAGTGTTTAACATTAAGCATTGTCGGTACTTTATCTGACCCCGCAACTCTCCTGTCCTATAAATACCCCTGACAATTGAGTACAGTATTAAGAAGCCAACTATCCCCCATACCGCTCCATGCCATGCGTATTCCGCATTTGTCTTTCGACCTCTCCTAACTTCTTTTGCTTTGTGTTCTTTTCGTCTCATTATTAATCACCCCCTCTCAACTACCACTAACTAACCTAACTTTTTGTAGATGTCATAAGCGTGTGCTTTGTCAATCTTTCTCAAATACTTTTCTGCTTCGCTTGTTCCCAATACATCCGCAAGTAGTTTCATTTGCTTTAGCAAAATATCCCTAAGGTATTGTGCTTCGCTTTCTGTCAATTCAATTTTTACATTCATACTTTTACCTCCTTTCTAATTAATTACTGTGTGTTGCCCCGTACTAGGGGGCAATCACAATACTTAATCCTCTCCTCTCCCCTGTCTGTCTTGATACTCTTCCTCTAACTCTTCGAGGGTATAGTTTTCGTATCCCCTGCATCCCGACCTCAATGCCATCTTTGCAAAATCAAAAACGGAATTGTTGGCTGGGTCTTCAAAATAAGACAAGTCTTTGTCAATCAAGTATTCAACCAACTCTGACTTGCGACTTTTGTTTAATAGCTCGACGCCTATTTCGTTAAGCCTATCTGTAACCAACTTCTCATTTCTAAAATCTAGATAGTCTCCCTCGAGTAACTCCCAATCAACATCACTTGCGTCGTCGGTACTAAGAGTTCCGTCTTTTAGCATAGGGCAAAAGACAAGAGTACCATCAATGAGCTTGTAACCACTGCCCATATCTTCGTACTTGTACCAAATTAAGTTTGTTTTGTTTCCAAATTGCATATGTTTCACCTCCTTTCCACTTCTACTAATTCATTTTTAAGATATACAAAAGTGGGTATAATTTCAAAATTGTTTTTGGTTTTATAGTTTGCATCATAGACAAGTACCCTGTCTCCGTTATCTTCAATGAGACCGAATAAACAATTAGCGTCTCCCTCCTCAACAACATCTTTAAATTTGTATAACTTTATGTTTTGCATTTTGTTTTCTTTCTTTAATTTAGTTTTGACTGCTATCGCCTCGCCTAAGCCAAGCGATAGTATCAACATTAAATGTTTGGATTGATTGAATAGCTAGGTACACTAGACTTGTGAAATGTAACTGTAATTATCGCTACTCCCGTTTCTGTTTTACACAAGTCATACTTGAATCCGCGTCCATTCTTAACTAGATATGTACCCGAGATATCAATACCATGTTCTTTTCCAAAATTAGTTAAATGTATCAGTGCTAAGTTTTCTAATATTTGTTTCATTTTGCCTCCTTTCTAATTCTTTTTGTACTGCCTCGTATTTATTAAATCCGAAGCAGTCAAAGACAACTAGATCCCTTTGCCCCACTGTCTAAATTTAATCTTGCCGTCTAGAATATCACTAAACTTACAAGTCATCTCAAAATCTCCAATCCCCGCCCAACCATCTTCATTGGAATAGAAACCTATTGTGATCTTATCGCTTCTACGCGTTGGAATATTTGAATCATTGTATTTTGTTATGAGTAGAGTTTTTTCTACTGTAACTCCCGCTTCGCCATTGTCTGAATGATTCATCGCGTACGAATCACAACCGCCTCCTGTTCCTAACCAGCTCCAACCCAACTTTTTCATCTGTTCTTCATATTTGTTTTTGTGCATTTTGTTTAGCCTCCTTTCTATTCTGTTATGTGCGGTCTAGCCATTCACGATGTACTAAACCGCGTCTGTTACTTAAGAGTTGCAATCGCCCCATCCAATCGCGTTTGCTTTTCATCCTCACTCAAGCTGTCCCAATCCTCTGGCATTTGTAACGCCCCCTCTGGAATTCCCGCCTTAAGCATTCTGACTTTCCAATCGTTAGCTTCTTTTTTATCTTTGGTAAAAAAGTCTCCCAATTGTGCAATCATTGCTACATGACTAAGCCTCGAGGGTTCTTGATAATCCCGAAGATATTCACGGCATTCTGTTGTCAATGCTTCGCCAAGTATCTTTTCCGCCTTATCTACCGCCCCTTGCATGACCGATTGATACTTATACGATTCCCATGTACGGTTATAATATCTCGCCCTGTTAAAAGCGATCTCGTTGCCGTCTAGGTATAGCCATGCTTTATGACCCCACGAATTCCTTGTCTCGTAGTAATCAGCCTCAATTTTAACTCTATCGTTTATAATAAATGTTTCCATGTTTATCACCTCCCCTCGCTAGTTCGATTTTTTAATCATATTGTTTATTGTTCCCGCCTCGAGCTATCTCAAGACGGGTACAATCCTCAGTATGCCGAAGCAGGTCGTGCCTGATCCTGTTCAAAAGTTGTCTCTTCCCATTCATCACCATCGTGATTTGTTAATCCGTGATAGTATTTCTTCAATGCCTCCGTTACTTCTTCAACTATCGCTTGATCTTTTTTGCTTAACTTTGACGGATCAAAATTATAGCTATGGCATACTCTACCGAGTAGCCCACCTCCGAGATAGTTTTGGTATGCGGTCATTTTAAAATCCTCTTCATCGTTGTCTTGATCTTTTTGTAATAAGTCATTGAGACCAATCTCAATTCCGCCCCCTCTATAACTAGCCTCGCATCGTAAAGTATTATTCTCGATGTATTCCTCGTAATTTGTTTTACTCATTTGTTACTCACCCCCTCCCGTTGCTGTATAATTTTAATGTTGTCGTTTGAGTTTAGATCGTCGATAATAAATTCAAGTATAAGATTCCGAGCCGTCGCGAATGCTATATACTCAGTTCCGAATGCCGAGCTATCTGTTACCACTTCGCCGTTAAGCGTTATGATGTAGCTCCACCCATACCCCGCATTCTTAACTGTAATTAATTTGTATGTTTTCATAGATATATTTTTGTTATTGTAAAATCCTCGCCCGTCCATGGTCTGATATGCTTGATATAAAATGCCCCTCTTGTTTTCTCATTCTTGAGTAACCAAAAGTGTGCTGTAATATTAAGCCGTCTGATTAATTGTTTTAGTTTTAACATTTTTAATTTTGTTTATATTGCCCTGTATGTATTCCAATACTAGGGCAATTAAATAAAATTAGCCGTTGTATACAGTCGTTTTGAATGGACTGAATCCCTCGACCTTGTAACTATCTATCTTTGCCCAATCAAACTTGATCGAATCAAAATAGTTAACAGTGCCTTTGTCTTTGATACCCTTGACCGCAAACCCTATGGCTTCATCGTACAATGGTTTTAAATCCTCAAGCTTTGACCCACAATATACCACTTGACTGCCTATGTTAGCCTTGATATGTACTAAAAGCGTTTGATATATATACTCTATTTGTTCGCTCGTAAATAGATCAAAATTTTCTTTGACCTTGAGAAAATTAATTGTTTTATCAAACCCATCGTTGCCGTAAAAATCGAATGCTTGACTTATAACATGATTGTTTGATTCATCGCGTCCCAATACTAAAATCTTATAGTATGTACTTTTCTTTGGCTTATTTTCTCGCCCCGTTTTAGGGTTGATCGTATAGCTACAATGTCTGAATCCGTGAGACTTGTTAAACTCTAGATAATCAGTTTTTGTAGTCTTTAATCTAAACCCATACGGATAATTTTCGCTCGTTAGTTTTTCAGTTGTCTTATATAGTTTCATGATTGATCACCCCCCATCGTTGTTTTAATTTCCTTGATATGTTTTAAATATTGATTGAATATGTCCGCATTCAAGTTGTAACTTATATGCCCATTTATATATATAATCGCTCGTGATGTGTACAATTTAGCCGTGATTTCCTTGCCTTGAGCTATCTCGTTTTTGATATCCTTGATAAACTTAACCACCTTGCGATGCAATGCCTCGCGTTCCTTGAGTTTCCAAAAGTCATCCGAGTCCGTGAGTTGTAAAGTTTCCGCACAATCTAGCCCCACAATATACGAATGCCCCTCGTTGTCTTTAAGCGTGGCAATGTTAACTATCAAGCGTCCGCAATTCTCACAAGTAGCCCCGCCCCCGTCCTCGAATGTCCCCGCATAATCAAACCCCACAAGTGTATATTTGCGATCAATTGGCAAGTTATGCCTTGCAACTCTAGGGGCGACCCATTGAATGCGTTTACCTCTAAACATATTCTGAATGAATCTACCCTTGAGATGTTTTTTGCAAACCCCGTTCGAATATCCCTCGACTTGATATTCTGCCTTGTGTCTGCCGTTAGTATCGAATATGCAATATAATTCCATTTTTAGATTATTAGATTATTTTTAGTCAATAGCTCGTTCCGTTCAATGTTGCCATACTTCAAAGCATCCGCCCGTGATACTAGCGGATCGCCCGCGACTGTATAGCTATATAATCGCCTGTTATTCTCGTATATTGTTATGCGTGGCTTGTAGCCGTCGCGAGTTCGAATCGTTGATACTCTTATATCGTCCGTAACCTTGCAAACATGTTCACATCGTCCGCAATAGTCCCCGCCCGCTTGACATTCTCGCGGTATATACTCACCGCATACGCATTTTATATATTTAGTTTCCATTTTAGTTTTAATTCTTATTGCCTCGCTCGATGTAATTAGCTTCAAGCGAGGTTATAAAAATTAGATCAGATATAACTCGTTGTCATACTCTAAACTAACCGCCTCTTGTAGCATTGTATGCTTGATTGTTCGTGCGTATAACAATACCTCTTCAATGTTGGCGTCGACTTGTTCCGCCGTCCCATATGATTCAACTATCGTTATGCGTTCAACTATTAGCCCCTTGCTATCTGATACCCATGCCCCTCGTGCTTCGAAGCTTGTAGCTCCGCCGAATAGCTTCGAGAATAGCTCGAGCGTATCCGCCACAACTTGAGCGTTGTCTGTTACCTTGTCCGCTTCTTTAGTACTAGGGATATACAACTTGATACAATGATCTAGTTTAAAAATCCCCTTTAACTCTTGTGTTGCTTTTTTTATTTGCATATATATTCACCTCGATCCTATTTAGATCGTGCTTGAGGTGTTGACCCGTCCGAGTACTACCCCAAGCCCCGATCATGGAATTAATAGCGATATGCTATATAGTGAGCTGGTATATAACCGCGTGAGGTTATAGTTTGGTATCCCATTCAAAAGCTGGGCGTTACCCGCTCGAGTTTCCATTTGTCCCCTATATAAGTACTTGCTTTTTGTTATGTCTTAAGCTATAAATAATTTGTTAAGCGTTAAGACTTTCATTCATGTGCTTATACTCGTAGAATACTACACCCCAAAGGGATAAGTCAAATTTTTTTAGCCCGTGTTTTCGGTCAATAGTGACCAATTTAGGTTCAAAACCAAATGTTATTTTCTGAGGCTATTTTGTTTGAAGAGGGGCGACTTTTGCAATGTCAATGCTTCAAGCGTTGCGTGGTGTTTGCGTCCGAACTCGTTCCCATTGCCTATTAATTGCCGTCGTGAGGTGTTGAGCTTGTAGCCTCGATGCGTCGCACATTCTTACTTATGCGACGCTATTTCGAGCCTGATAGCCTTGCGTTTCCTGTTATGGGATGCACCCGCGTACTATTTATAGCAAAAAAACGACTTTTTGCGGTGGGGTGGTTTCCGCTTTTTAGCATGGGGGGGCGGGTACATGGGCGAGGCTAGAAAACCGATCCCGCTCGTGGGGCAAGGGGTACCCCTCACCCGTCGCGGTACTAATATAACACGGCTCAAATACCTTTCCCCATTTTTTCATTTTTCCC